GCTCTTGTGAGCTATGAGTTGGCTTTAGCGGACTGTCACACCTGGCTCGAGCCGCGCTTGCTCGAGGTCGCCTCTTGAAACGCATCGACCTGCCGCCTAAGACCCGCCACTGTGGCAGCGGGGCTGTGAGTGAACAGGGGAGGCTCATATGAGCTATGAGCTGGTGTTAGCTGACTGTCACGAGTGGATTAAGACTCTTGAAGACAACAGCATCTCGGCAGTTATCACTGACCCGCCATATCACACAACACAGTTAGCTTTTGACAAACTCGAGGTGCGCTGGTCTGAACTTTGGCCCGAGATATACCGGGTGTGCAAGCCGAGCGCGGTTCAGGTCATGTTTAGCGCCCAGCCCTTTACAACCGACTTGATAAACAGCAACCGGAAGCGGTTTAGGTATCCGCTTGTTTGGGACAAGGCGATGCCTACCGGGTTCTTAGATGCGAAGCGAAAGCCACTAAGGGTTCATGAGGACATCCTTGTATTTGCCGAATGTTTTGGTGATGCAGCTTACATACCGCAAATGGGTAGGGGCTCACCAAAGGGCTTGGTAGTAAGAAGTAGTAATGCCGGTCAGTACGCGAAGCATGAGAGAGTTACAACTTATAACTCTGGAGAGCGTTATCCCACTTCTATACTTTCTTTCTCAAATGGCGACCAAACCAATAAACAGCACCCCACCCAAAAACCTCTCGAGCTTCTCTGCTACCTCGTCAAAACCTACTCCAACCCCGGCGACACGGTGCTTGACCTCTTCGTGGGCTCCGGCACGACAGCTCATGCCTGCCTGCTAACAGATCGCAACTTCCTCGGCTGTGAAATTGATCCGGTTTATCACTCAACGGCGAGTAAAAGACTTGCTGCCGTAGCCGCGCAGTCACGGTTGGAGTTCGCATGACCCGCTCAAGAGAAGAAACTTTGACCACCAAACCTCCGCAAGTGCGCCGCTGCGAACTCAAGACGTGCCGCAAGCCCCTTAAACGTAAACGTTCCGCGAGCGGCAAAGCCGAAATTTTGGGTACGTGGCAAGCGCGGCTTTACTGCGACAACGCCTGTGCTCGCGCCGCCCGTAGGGTAGATGCAGACGCGCAGCCTCGGCTCTGTGAGTGCGGGGCTTTGCTTGTTCGCAAAAGAAACCCGTCTGGTCGCCTTGAAGGCTCCCGTGACTTCGGGCGCCGAAAGCGGTGCGTCATATGTACCGAAGCTGCCCACAGACTACGTGCGATGTCCTCAGCGTCCCACCAAGCTAAACCACGCACGAAGACGCCCGCCGCGCTGCCTAAGCCGTTAGGAGCCACCTCAGGCCCCCTAAGACCTACCAAGCTTCCCGATCCCCGTCAGCACGCCTCACAGCCCATACCAAGCGCGATACCTGAGAACCCATGTTTTTTGCACCTTGACGAAAGGGCAGGCTCATGCACGGTATGCCATCTGCTTAGTAAGTCACGAACCCAGAAAGCAAAGGTTGGCGACACGACGCCGATATGGAGACAGATGTGACCGTCACTTGGGAGATGTATCTACAGATCGTCCGGCAAGGACTTATCGAGTTTTATAGGGAGGGGAAACATGACAACCGAATCTGAAAGCGTGGGGCTGGACTTAGACCAATTGAGGCGCGAGCTTACCCATATTGATATGCCAGCAGAAACGTTTATGGCTATTCGTACTCTCCTCGAGCGCCTTGAAACGCTCACTGTCGAGCGTGCCGAGTTGAGGGCAGACGACGTTAGAAGAAGCGGCAGAAATTGTTGCGAGTCATGCCGCTGCGATTGGAGTGAATGGACTACTCAATTTTAGTCTGAATAAAAACGACGTTTGTGCGTGGCAGGTGGCTGCGCTAGACAACGCCGCCGCCGCTATTCGCTACCGGGCCGGGGGTGGGGATGAATACGGCGCACCCGATGACCCTGCTGTGAAACCGGAGTCCGTAGAGGAGAGGGGGGGCAGCTAATGAGCGACAAACAACGCCTTGTACACCCCAAATGGATACCGCTAGAAAAAACCAAGGGTAAAAAGGTGCGTCATGTTGGCAGCGCTACCAATGGCAACCCAGTGCGCCATATGGACATCTCCATAAACTTCACCGACGGCACGAGTCTTGTGGTTAGTGCGAAGGCTGAACTCGAGTTTGAGTTTCTGGAGCCGGAGTGAGAAGTCCCGGCGAGGCACTACTCGAGACGCATCTGCAAGAAATTGAAGGCACAGCATGGGTCTCTGAGTTCGTTTTTCATCCCTCGAGGCGTTGGAGGGCAGATTTTGCCGAGCTTGACCACCTGCTGCTAGTCGAGTGTGAAGGGGCTACCTACTCAGGTGGCAGACATGTCACGGGTAAGGGTTTTGAGAACGATACCGAAAAGTACGCGGAGGCGGCGATTCTTGGCTGGACGGTGCTCCGATTTACTACCGGGCAGATCATGAGCGGAAAAGCTAAAGACACCGTTAAGAGGCTTCTGGAGGCGAGAGCGTGATTAAGATTGACGCAGACCTTAAACGCAACTCCGAACACCCGCAGACCACCGATGGCTGCCCACCTGTGCCGTACAGCCCACGCGCCCGTATAGCTCTCGTGAGGGCCATCGTCGACATCCTGAGATTTAAGGGTGAGGAGAGGGCTGCAAATATCGTTTCTGAAGAGTTCGGGGAGGGAGGATTGTGAGTCGGTCAGACTTTAGCGAAGCCCTATCAAATCTGCCAAAAGTGACCCACGCTTTCTTGTTTTTTGAACAAAGCGTCAAGGGAGCAAGCACGGCAGTAACGATTTGGGATAGATCAATAACCGAGCTAGACCTACTTGGGGGCGGCAACGAAGCAAGGCGGAAACACCTAAAACGCCCTGGTGTGCAGTTCGCTCGTTTCTTGCCCGGCTATGGCCTCAGGCAGTTCAAACGGCTTGCTAACGGCGTGGTCGTCAAGCTCTAGCGAATTTAGATTCAGCGCCCCGACTCTGGCGGGAGCGTGGGCGCTGCGACACTTCATTAAGTATAGCGGCACGGTGGGGAGTTGAGATGCATGAAAAGTTAATGCGGTGGTCGGAACTGGAACCCGAGCGCATTTACATTATTGAGGGCAGGTGTGGTGACGGCAAATGGGGCATCACTTACGAACGCTCCACCTACACGGTTGCGTTAGGTCACGATGTAAACGAGTTGACTGATGGCGCGAGCGAAAAAATCGAGTATGACATTCAAGACGACGGCGCTATCATCGTCGCCGTGCAAGAGGCTATAGAAGCAAAGGGATGGTACATAGGTCTCCATAGCGCAATGTCAGGCCAAGGCCCCCTTTATGAAGCTTTTGTGCATACAAGTAACGGTTATGTGGGAAGTACACCTGCTGTCGTTCTGCTGTCGGCTTATTTGGCTGCCCTCGAGGCGCAGTGACGCAGACAACCGGGTATACCCCTGTCAAGTGTGCTAATGTGTTATTCGTCAGATATTAACTCAAATGAGGGCAAGGCTAAGCGGCCTTGCCCTTTTTGTGCGTCGTATGAAACAGAATCCCGTGAGCGTAGTTTCAGCTTTCATCCCGAACTGGGGGTGGTAACATCACGCAGATATCGCTGCAACGAGTGCAAGAACTCATTTTGGACGGACGAAGTGTACCGCTTAAGGGACGACCAAACCCAGTAAAACTGTATGCGCCCTCCATTACCGACGTTGACTACCGCAAGGCTCGAGCCTTCATCCTCGCTCTACGTGGTCAGATGGAACGCACAGGAGCAGTCAAGACTTCATACGATGGTCGGACGGTCGAAAAGCCTACAGCGTCAACAATGGGTTACAAGTTCCAGGTGTGGGGCTCTTATTACATCTGGGAGCACGTCGCACCGCTTGTGCGTGAGGGCAAAGAGCGTGACTCGGGCTTTAGGTGCTGTCTTCATGGGGGCGAGCCGCGCCTGGTGGACATAGTGCAGGCACAAGAGACGATACTTGGGATACTCAATAGTCTGAAGCCTATAGGTAGAACGTGAGCAGTCCCTACTACATATGCCCTAAGTGTGGGCGATACGTTTACCTGAGTTATGAAAATGTATCCCCACAACCATGCACCTTTTGCCACCCCGATATGGGTAGGTATGCCCTAACTAGTCCGATTGCTACGCCGAATCGCGCAATCCGCAGAGCACAAAAGCGTATAGGTAGAACGTGACTTGGCACGTGCGGGAGACGTTCGACGCTCCTGCGAAAGCAGAAACCGAAACACCCAGAGGTTATTTGAACAGGTTGGACAGATGGTCTCACAAGAGGGTTGCCGAGGTACGGAAAGAGCGCGCGCAGGATGGTCACAAATATAAGTTGCGTAGGCGTTGGTACGGCTTCACACTGGTTATCGAGATGAGCTTAAGTCTTGAAGAGCCCTCAGGTGCGGCTCCTTCGGTAGGGTACGTGGCGCCAAGATCAATAGGGAGAGCATGACTTTCAAAGAAGAGCTGCTACTAGAGCTAAAAGACGCACCCGCTTACGTGCTCAGTCTGGGAACTTGTCGGGAGATGGCGCAGGTCATACGCTCAGGACGATACGACGCTGAGGGCAGGGAATACCTTATCGATTCGCTCACGGGCGACGCGCTGGAAGCTTGCCTTAAAAGGGCGCCCGACTCGGATACGATTGCTGAGATGGTGTTGGGGTTACGCATGGAGTTCTTACCGACGTTGCAAGTCTAGAACCTAACCGCGCCTGTAAAGGGCGCATTTTTGTGGTCTTGAGGGAGTGGAGGTGATGGCTGAAAATCCTACAAATCCAACACACGTAGCGCAGCAAAAGTTTCTGAAGGCTTTTGCTAGGCATGGCAATGTTACAAGAGCGGCTAAGGCGGCTCGAGTAGATCGCAGCACACCTTACGACTGGCAAGAAAAAGACGAAGTGTTTGCAGCTGCTTGGGAGTCAGCAAAGGGTGAAGCTGCTGACGTGCTAGAGGCTGAGGCGCTTCGGCGTGCTGTTACCGGAACCCGTAAAGGTATCTACCATCAGGGCGTGCTCGTGGCTACCGAAAAGCAGTACAGCGACGCGCTTTTGACTTTGCTCCTTAAAGCGAACCGGCCCGACAAGTTTAGGGAGCGCTCGAGCGTCGACCACAGCGGCAAGGTACAGCACGATTTTGGGGGTGCGAAAGATGAGCTTGCTGCAAGACTACAGCGACTTGTCGAAAGCGCTACCGGGTCTGAGTGATGCCGAGGCTGCCGAGCTACTTTACACATGGTCGATATGGTCTCGACCTAATCAGCGCATTCCTGCCGACCATACCCTGACGCCTGCGGGCATTCCTTGGGAGACGTGGCTGATACTTGCGGGTAGAGGTTGGGGTAAAACGCGCACGGGAGCGGAGGCTGTTCGGGGAGAGGTCGAGGGTGGTAGAGCAGAGAGGGTTGCTTTCATAGCGCCGACGGCTGCGGATGCTAGAGACGTGATGGTAGAGGGCGAGTCTGGCATCTTAGCCGTGTCGCCACTTTGGAACAAGCCTATTTACGAACCTTCAAAACGCCGCCTCACTTGGCCTAACGGTGCACGGGCGACGATGTACTCGGCTGAAGACCCGGAGAGCTTGCGCGGACCCCAGCACGATCTTGTGTGGCCCGATGAACTGGCGGCGTGGGCCTACCCTACTGAAACATGGGACATGATGTCTTTCGGCCTTCGCTTAGGCAAGCGCCCTAGAGCCATCGTCACTACGACGCCTAAGCCTATAAACCTGATCAGGCAGTTGATTAAAAACCCGCGCACGATTATTACTCGAGGCTCTACTTATGAGAATCAGGCGAATCTTGCCCCGTCTTTCATCGCGGCGATTAAAGAAAAATATGAAGGCACTCGACTCGGCCTTCAAGAAATCCACGCACAGATTCTAGATGATGTGCCAGGCGCTTTGTGGCAACGCAGCATGTTTGATGAAAAGTTAAAGGAAGCGCCTGACATGGCTCGGGTTGTGGTAGCGGTAGACCCGGCGGTAACGAGTGGAGAGGCGGCTGACGAGACAGGCATTGTGGTTGCGGGCAAAGGTGTGGACGGACGAGGCTATATACTTGCCGATTTATCTTGTCGCCTCAGTCCTCACGGTTGGGCTGAACGTGTGGTTAACGCTTTCGATGTTTATAAGGCCGACCGTGTGGTGGCAGAGGTAAATAACGGCGGCGATCTGGTAGAAGCAACCTTACGGAGCGTCGCGCCAAATATTCCTTACAAGAAAGTTCACGCTTCACGCGGTAAGCGGGTACGCGCCGAGCCTATCGCTTCACTCTACGAACAAAATAAAATCACGCACCTTCACGATCTCGAGTCGTTAGAAGATCAGCTTTGCTCTTTCGTGCCGGACCTGAGAGACGGCCCCGACGATAGGGTTGACGCGCTCGTGTGGGCGCTGTCTGAACTATTGCTCGAGCCTGAAGTTCAAGAGTCTGAACCCATGAGTTTCAGTTTTCCGAACTTTTAATTTCTAACTTCTAAAAAGGAGGTGCGCTTGAAACTTACCGACTACTTAACTAAGCGTACCGACGATGAGGTGCGCCTCCGAGCACTGCATGGTTACTTCTTAGGTACGAAGCTGGGAATGTTTGGCGAGAATGCCGAGCACTGGACCGGCCCGCGCCTTGACATTGCCGACCCGGACTACACAAATAGTCTCGAGCGCATCAAGCAAAACTATCTTGTGCATAACCTGCTGGCGTCGGTACTTACGACTCACGTGAGTGCTGTTGTAGGGCGTGAGATTGACTGGCAGCTTAAACCTGAGAATGCCGAGGCGTCCGAAGCGCTGACCACCTGGTATTACCGTCAGCGGGTGCAGGAGACGCTACAGGACGCCTGCCGGACGATGTTGTGGGCTACTCGTGAGGATGACGAGACGACCGCCATCATGCGCTTCAGCATCCCGGCAAAAGCGCTAGATGAGAATGGGCAGACTAAAGCAGATGGCCTCGAGCCCATCCTCGAGGATGCCGTGCGCCTCTATCATCCACGACCCGGTACGGCAGGGATGCTCAGGGATGACGATGGTGAGCAGATCGCGGGCTGGTACGCCTACAGCGTTTTGAACCCTGACACGAAACAGATTGAGGGGAGGCTCGAGCTTGTCGCCCTCGACACGACTTTTGCGGCTCAGGAATGGGACCGTAAGGACGGAGCACAGACAGCGACGGGTAATACCGTCATTCAGATTTTAGGCGGGCTCGACTACGCTGAAATCGTTGACGAGACTAACTACCCGCTTGATGGCAACCTGACGATATTCGAGCTGTCACGTCGCCCGCTCATCACTGAGGACGTTATCAGCCAGCAGAACGGGCTGAATACGCAGTGGACGTACCTTAACCGCCATTCATCCGCGAGCGCGTTTTTAGAGCGCGTCATCCTCAATGGGATGCCGCCCGGCATGTGGATTGTAGACCTGGGTCAACCCGGTACGGAGGGGCTGCCGCAACGCACGACCAAAGATGGTGTGAAGCAGGTTTACGTCCGTGCGCCACACGTCACCGGGGGGGGCACCACAAGCTACATCGGTGGGCTTCCCTTGCCGGATGGTGGTTATACGAACCCGAGTGTTCAGTTTCGGGAGCTGAGTAGTACCGAGCCCTTGTTAGCGAACATCAAAGCGCACCGTGAAGCCATCCTCGAGCTGACAAATCAGCAGCACAGGTTGATAATTGGAGATTCTACCGCGAGTGGCGTCTCGAGAAAGACCGCTTTGCAGGACTTCACGGCCTCTTTGACACCTACTGAGACGCAGGTGAAGTTTGCCGTGGCTTGGTTGCTCAAGACGGCTCTGTTACTTGCTGGGCATTTTAACGGGAGCAATAGATCTTATCTGTCAACCGAAGTTGACGCAAAGGTGACGCTATGGGCCGCCGACCCAACGCCGGAGGAAAAGCGCATGGTAATAGAGCTTGTCAAAGCGGGCTTGCTTACGACTGAAGAAGGCATGAGGCAGGTAGGCGTGCAAGACACTGCAACGGCCCTTGCTCTCGTCCAGGCCGAGGCTGACGAGCGGCACAGACGCGCACTCGAGCTGATGCAGCAGAGGACGCCGGTAGCGAGTGGAGAGGTTGGGGTGACGACGTGAGTTATGAGAAATTAGAGGAACATTTAAAGGTTGTGCATGAGCTTTTACGAGAGCATCAGTTAAGCGTGAAGTCTGAAGCCGAGGATGCTTTAGCGCATTGCCTACAAATCGAAGGGCGTATGTCCGAACGCTTCCGTATTCTCGCTAATGAAGTACTGAGGCTCGAGCGATGAGTAAAGAAACTGATGAGCAAGCCGCCCGCTTCTCTATAGAGGCAGGCTTTGATGATGAGACTAACCTCGAGGTTGCTAGCGTTGTACGTGACGACGGCTTGCACCTCAACCTCAATCTGGTAGATGCACTTATTGAAATGGGGCAGCTACACCCTGCGGCTTTTGAGTCCCTAACCGATTTAGTGTTTGACCTTACCGATGATTTAAGCGAGGCTCGAGTGATGAACTAAACCACTTCAACCCTACCTAGCCCGCCCTAACCCGGCGGCTTTTTATTGGTTCGCGTCAGTACCGGGGTGCTGTGTAAGTCGCTTCACACCTAAACCGTAAGGCGCTGGGGCGTCTGAGTACCGACCCTTGGGAGGGCCGAATGTCAAGCATCAAAGACCTAATCAATTCACTTCGGGCAATGGAGCTACCTAAAGGCGCGGAGTCTTTACTGAGCAGCATCGGTACCGAAGCAAGCAACCTCGAGGTTGACCGTGACGATCTTAAAGGTAAGGTTGAGACACGGCAAACTGAGAACCAAAAGCTTAAGGACCGCGCTCAAGACGCCGAAGCTATTGTGGCAGACCTCAAAACGAAAGTCCCGGCAGACGGCAGCTTGACGCTAAGCAAGGCCGACGGTGAGCGTTTCAGTGCTTATACCGCACTCGGCAAGGTTGACGAGGTCAAGGCGACGCTAGAGCGTGTAACGACACTCGAGACCGAAAGGGCTCAAGCCGACCGTGAGGCGACCATCCGCAGCGCCGGGTACGACCCTAAGAAGTTCAGCCGGGTTGTTCCTCACCCGCTCAAGATCGAGGGCGAGGGCGACGACCTAAAAGTCAGCGTCACCGTCGACGATAAAGACACGCCGCTTGACGAATGGGCCGAAGCTGAAGGTATTAGCGACCTCGTGAACGTAGCGAGGCTCGACCCGAATGCTCGCCCTGCTGCTATGGCGCAGGCGGGAGACCGCAAAAATACAACACCAGTTAGTACTTGGAGCCAAGCGGCTGATACCCGTTTTGGCGTACCTAAAAGGGAGTAATAGATGGCTGATCCTATTGTGATGGGACCCCGGACGCGTAGCAGTGTGCCGTTTTACGGGGAGTTCCTGCACAGCGAGTACCACTTAATGCGCGTTGGTGGGCGGCTTGACGCGGCGGCTATTATAGCTGACGCGTCGGGTAGAAAGTACGTCCCGGCAGGCACACTTGTGGGTCGCTTGCGGGCAACCGAAAACCTATTCGGACCCTATGCCGCGGGTGATACGGAGTTTTACCTGACGGCGTTTGATGTGATTGACGCGGCTAAGGATAACGAGGTCGAACTGATCGTGGTCGGCAAGAACTTTACTGTTGTTCCGGAGCGTCTACCAGGTTGGGCCGCTTTGCCCATCGCGCAACAGACGCTCATATTCGACAACTACAAAATCCTGAAAGATGGCGCAGAATAATGGACCTTGCAAAGATTATTGCCGATAAACTAGCCGACGGCAGCATCACTTCATTCGTTAACGATGCCCGCGCAGGCTTCGCGCTCACTATGCCCGACGGCTCAACCGTCGATTACGTCGGCGCACGCTATCTTCCCCTTGTCAACCGTGAGAACGCTTTTGATGAGGACGGCATTTACTTCCGCTCAGTCATTGCTTACGACGCGACGCGTTACGCCCCGGTAGTGCCGCGCGGTGGTATGGAGTCCGAGCCTATCTCGGTGCGGTTGCGCACGAACGACACGGGCGCTCAGCTTACCGGGCGTGACTACGACGTGATCGTCCAGCTCGCGCGCCTCAACCGCATTGATGGTGTCGAGCGCATCTTGCAAGACTTTTTGTTGACCCAGATCATCAAACCGCTTAACGACCTGATCGAAAAACAACGCTGGGCAGCCATTGCTGACGGGATTGTCAAGCGTCGTGGTGACTCGGGTTATCAAGAGGACGTGCCTTACGCTAACCCGGCAGGCCACCGCGCGACCATCCCCTCCGGTACGAACGCAGCACCTGCGGGCTGGTACGATCCGGCCTACAGCATCCTGAATGACATTTTTGCGATGGCCGACAAACTTGGTGTCGTTACAGACATCATCACGAGCCGCCGCATCTTGTCGCTCATGAGCATGAACAACGAGATCAAAGCTTATGGTGGGATGGCTGTCACAAACGTCAACGGCCAGACGCAAACCCTATCAGGTCGGGTCCTGTCGGATTCTATTGACAACATCCTGCGCTCGAACGGTTTACCCGGCATTACGCTGCACGAGGCGACCTATGAGCAGCTTAATGGCGCTCGCGTGCGGTATTTGCGCGACACAGCGTTTGTGATGCTGAACAGCTCGAGTATCGACCCGGTTGTCGTGAGTGACCGTCCTGAGCTGATCGCCCCTACAACCCTCGGGTTTGTCGGTAACGGTATCGCAACTGCACAGACGACAAACGGTAAGGCGGTGTATCTGCGGGTGAACGGAAACCGGAAAGCTCCGAACGTCGAATGTGAAGGAACTCAAGTAAGCCTGCCGATTCTTCGGAACGCCGACGGTCGTCAGCGCTTAGGCATTCTCAACATTCCAGCTAAGGCGGCCTAACCATGACGGATTCATTTGGAGCTTCCGGTACGTTTAAAAACGGCGTCTTTAAGCCCTATGGCGAAGAGGTTAAGCCTTCAAGCCCCTTCGCCTCTCTTCCCGAGCCCGTCCAGAAGTCTCTCGCGGACGCGGGCATCACAAGCGTGGACGACGCTAAAAAGCTAGGTGAGGCGGGTCTCATCAAGTTGCCGAACATCGGTGCGGCAATCGCAAAAGATATACTCGAGCTTTAGCGAAACCCACGATCCAAAGCCCGTCTTAATGGCGGGCTTTTTTTGCCCTGAAGCAAATTATCTAGGTCTACAAGTCGGGTTCCAACCCGGCTTTTGTCATTTCACGAAAGGAGGCCCTCATGGGCACCATCAACGTCCTCAATACCGAAGGTATCCAGGGGGTGCTCGCCGCTGCGGACGAAGCCACCAGCCTGGCGTCCCAGGCTGCCGCCAAAGCGTTCGAGGCAACCCAAATGGCGCTCGCCGCCGCCGGGCAGGTAGCCACGCATGAGGCGGTCGTCGCCGGGGTCCTCGCTATCGTGCGTTCGGAACTGGGCCAGCAGCTCTACAACCCCCGTGGCGCGTGGTCGGCGGAAAGGACGTACGGCCTTAACGATCTGGTCTCGTACCTGTTGCCGGACGGTACGGCGCAGGCGTTTCTGGCGTTACGGGCCGTTCCGCAGGGTGTCTTCCCGACAGACACCGAATACTGGTCGGTGCTCGGTCAAAAGGCGACGCCTCCCGGCTTTACGCTCAGCTTCGTTTTGGCAGGCGACACGCTCACGCTGGCCCCCGGCGCGAACGCCGTGGTGCCGGTTACGGTCGAGCGCGTTAACTTCGCGCAAACCGAGCTGGTTTTCGAGGTCATCAGCGACGAGCCCGGCCTGTCGGGGACGGTGGTCTACAACCCCCCATCCGAGGAGACGGCTCGTGAAGACGAGGGTCTGGAAGAAGAGAACCTGGTCGAGGGGCAGGGGCAGCTGAGCAGCTACACGCTGACCCTCGAGGCCACGAGTGCGACGCCGGAAGGACTGGTCGCGCTCAGGTTGGTAGCGCGGGTCGCGGGCTGGGTGGATGACCCCACCAGCCCCCTCTACCCGCTCACTGCCGAACGGACGCTGAATCTGGTGATGGCCAAGAGCGGGACGGTCATCGCGTCGGACGCCACCGCGGTCTGGGGTATGTCGGCCATCTCCGGCTACACCCTGCCCGGGTTTTTGAAAGACGAGGGTCCCAACGCCCTGCACCTGACCCGCCTCGGCGACGTCCGGCCCAACACACGCACCGACGCCTGGATTTCCGAAGGTACGCCCGGCAGCGTTCTGCACTCCCCGCCCTTGACGGGCCACTCGATGGACGGACCGCTGGACCTGGGATTTATCGTGCGTACTCCCGAGAGGTTGCTCGACGGCGCGGTTGTAGCGGCCTTCGCCTCGACGGTCCGCAAGCACGACTACGCCTACGTGTACAAAACCTCGGCAGGACTCCGGCTCAGGACCGCGTGGCAGAACGCCGCGGGTACCGGGGCCGACACCAAAGACTCCGCCGCGATCCCTCTGGACACGCGCGTGGCGATCAGCTGCGACCCGGCGACGAAACTCATCACCTTGCACGGAGTCAAAGGGGGTACCAGCCAGAGCGTGGCGCTACCCGCCTGGCCTGCCGCCGGGGTAAGGATGTCGGCGTTCGCGGTGCTCCAGAGCGACGGGACAGTGCTTCAGCCCTCGGTCGGGGAGATCGTCACGGCCTCGGCGCACCGGGCCGTGCTCGAGCCGATCCGCCGCAACCGCAACGCCCAGCGGCTGGTCGACGACTTCGCCGTCTCCTCGTCTGTCGCCAGAAAAGGCGAGTTTCCGAGCGGCACCCGGCTGATCCTCGAGATGAAGCCGGGCGGCGTCACTGCCGACCGCACCTTCTACAGTCCGACCCACACGCTCACGCTGCTCGGCGACGCGCACGAGGGTGCTGAGGGCGGTGTCGTGACGACCGGCGCGGTCGGTTCCGGGGCGCAGACCGACTTTATGCCGGACGTGACCTGGGAGCGGGATTTCACGGCGGCGTTCGTACTGACGGACTTTTTCGCCGCGCCCGCGGGCATCTGCACCCTCGCCCTGGCCGGACAAAACCAGGCGAACGCCTTTGTCAAAATCCTGCCTAAACCCGCCGGTACGGGCTCCGCGACCGACGACGCGCTCTTTTCGATAGTCCCCGGCGAGGGCATCCCGGTCATCCGGGGGCTGCTCGTCAACGTCGGCAAAAAACCTCGGCATTTGTTCAAACTCCGCTACACCGCCTCTACGCGGACGCTCGCCGTTTTCGAGGCGTTCAGCGGCAGGGCACTCCCCAACCCGCTGGCCCTACCGGAAGCAAACTTCACCGGCCCGATCCGGTTGATGCTTGGATTTGTCTACAAGGGGGCGGCGACGGAGTTCTCGAGGACACTCCAGAGCGGCGTCTGGCTCGGCAACCGCGCCTACACCATCGCCGAGGAGAGCGCGGCGCTGGCAGCGCTGGGGATCGCGGCAGGCGAACTGACGCCCGTTATCAACAACCCCGGCGTGCCGGTAACGCCGCCACCGAACCCCGACCCCACCACCGGCTGGTCGCTCGTCGCGCCACAGGTGTTCGACGTGTCGCGTCTCGGTAGCGGTGACCTCAAAGACATCTACGACGAGCTGGCAAAGCCCAGCTGGCTATACATGGCGAACAGCAAACGAGACAACAAGATCGGCGATCACCAGCGGTGGAAGGATGAGTACGCCGACCGTTACGAGATCAAGGAGCTCGGGGGGGTCAAATACCGCTTGTACACCGGTCCGACCTGTGGCCAGTACTTTCTGGGTCGAGGCATCTCGGGGATGTCATTCAACGTGGTGTCGCACGCTTTCCGAGCGGTCAAGGATTTGCGGCTCCTCGACGTAGCCTGTTACGACGTCGAGACGCTCATGGATCAGGCACGCGACGATTCGGGCATCGAGTCGGATAAGCCCGACGGCTTCCTGGGCTTTACCTACGGCTGCTCCGCGCAACGCGCCCTGTTCTTCTCGCCGGACGACCCGCGCAATACGGCTTACGTCAAAAGCGGCAAACTCAGGTACGCCAACAACGTGGAAAGTGGTAACGCGGGATTGAAAAAAATGACCGGGGTCGAGAAACACCTCGAGGAGGGGCTGATGCTGGGCTGGATGGTGACCGCGCTCGGCGCGCACGCCAACATCGACAAATTCAGCCCGACCTACGAGCCGGTAGGAGACCGCTCGGCGACGCCGCAGTTTTACCGTCGGGTACGGGACAAGGCGATCAAGGTTTATGAAGAGACCAACCGGAAGTGGGACAAGCACTGGGGCGACGACCGCCGGAGTGAGCTGCCGATGCACGTCCGCCGCACCCTCATCCACTCGGCGCTCGTCGAGCTGGCGGGGGCTGTCGCCTACGCCAAGATAAAGGGGGGCGCGAACTGGAAATCCACAACCCTCTTTGCCGAGTGCAAGCGGACGTGGAAGCTGATCTTCGGGCCGCTTGAAAAGGTCGGCGTGCCGAAAAACATCCACCACGCCGTCTGGCACGAAGCCACACACCCGCGCTACGGCAAGTGCTTGTTCTGGGCTCACCAGGTCGCTCGCTACTCGCCGAGCGGCACCAAAGACAACTCCGGCGAGTACATTCCCATCGCAAACAAAGACGACCAGTACCCCCACCCGAACAACTACACCTCGAGCGACTACGGGGTGATGGTCTTCTTGCACGAGGAGGGCTGCGGCTTTTTTGAGCAGTCGTGGCTCGAGAAGATCGCCAATCTCATCTTGGCGACCATGCAGCTGGGTGAGATTTTCGTCCGAAACGAACGCCCCGAAATCACTCCGTATCCGATGAACGGCGGCAACAACGTCGAATCACTCGTTTCGCCGTGGGACCCGAACGGGAGAAAGAGCAAACTCGGCGCGACGAACGTGCTGGCCGGTCACACCGCGTCGGCCTTGGCCGCGTTCGACGTTCACGGCGAGCTCGAGGCGCTGGCTCGAGCTCACTACAAGAAATACAGCAGCCCGCAGTTTCCGGGCGTGCCCGCTGGCCTGCTCTACGCAGCGGCGAAACGGGAGGGGAGGTTATGACGCGGATTCTGAACACCCGGATTGTAAACCCCAAAGCCGCCCTGCAAGCCTTTCTCGCTACGAACGAAGCCACCGACCTGGCCAAGCTGGCCGCTACTCGTGCGGGCGAAGCGACGACGCTGGCGGCCAAGGTTGCCGGAAAGGCGGCCAGGGCGGACGCGGTAGTCCCCACCGTCCTGGCGATCCTGCGGGCGGAGCTGGGCCAGCAGCCCCTCAACCCTCGCGGCGCTTGGCTGGGTTTGGCCTCCTATTCACCCAAAGACCTGGTGAGCTGGCGCACCCCCGCCGGGACCGCCGAGCTGTTCGTCGCGCTCTACGAGGTGCCGCCGGGTGTGGAGCCGGACAGGACCGACTACTGGGCGATACTCGAGGCCGTTCCGATCTCCGACCCTGCGCCCGAGACCGAACCGACGCCTGGCGAGCCCGCACCGGTCGATCCGCCACCGGACGCTCCACCACCGAGCGAACCCGTGAGCCTGACGCTGGCGCTCAGCCTCGAGGGGGCGCTCGGGCTCGAGCCCGGAGGCAGCGCCGTGGTGCAGCTCGAGGTGACGCTAGTCGGCGCGGCTGCCGATACGCCGCTCCTCTTTAAGGTGGCGTCGGACGAACCCGGCCTGTCGGGAACGGTCGCGCGGGTTGCCGAAGCGCCCGCAGACGACCTCAACCCGAGCGACGAGGAAAACCCCGAAGAGATACCGAACCGGGCGGTGTACACCCTCACGGTGGCGGCTGCCGGGGCAACGCCGCAAGGACGCTACGCGGTCACCGTGACCGCGCAGGCTGCCGACTGGGTAGATGATCCGGCCAGCCTCCGCTACCGGCTGAGGGGTCAAGTGGGGCTCGAGGTCCTGGCGGCGCAGGCCGTGGCCGTACCCGCGGTCGAACCGAACCCCACGGCGGTTTGGGGGATGTCCGGCAAGGCGGGCTACACCCTGGCCGAGTTTCTTAAAGATTCGAGCCCTAAAGCCCTGCACCTGATCCGTCTAGGCAATGTCCGGCCCAACATCGACGGTGACGGCCTCATCTCCGAGGGCACGCCCGGCGGCGTGCTGCACTCGCCGCCACTGACCGGCCACAGCCTAGACGGGATCAACGAGCTGGGAGTCGTCATCCGCAACCCCGCAGGGCTCACCGACGGGGCGGTAGTGGCGGCGCTTGCCGGGACCGCACGCAGGGACGACTGGGTTTGCGTGCTCAAAACCAGCACAGGCTTCAAGCTCCGCACCTCGGTGCAGGGCGCTACCGGGGTCGTAACGCGCGACTCCGCCTTCGTCCCGCTAAACGCCCGCTTTGCCATAAGCATCGACCCGGTGACGGCCACGGTGAGCCTGCACAGCACTCTCGACCTCAAAAGTGTCTCCCTCCCGCGGCCCGCCTGGCCTGCTCAGGGCGTGGCAGCGTCGTTTCTTGGAATACTCCGCGCCGACGGCTCGGTTATCAACTCGAGTGCGGGACACGTGCTGGCGGCGACGCCGCACAAGGAGATTTTGGGCGACGTCCGCCGCGACCACAACGCCCAGGCGCTCGCCTCCCTCTACACCGCCGTGGACTACAAACCCAAACCCGAGTTCCCGACCGGCACCCGGATCATCCAGCTGATGCGGCCAGGCGACGCGACCGTCGATAGGACCTTCTACGACCCCGCTACCCACGACCTGAAACTTCTCGGCGACGCCTCCGCGGGTGCGAAAGGCGGGATCGTAACGACCGGCGCAGTGGGCTCCGGCGCTCGCACCGACTGGCTGCCGGATGTGACGTGGGAACGCGGCTTCATGTTGATCTACGTTGCCGACGGATTTTTCGACGCGCCGCCCGCGGTGTGCCAGCTGGCGCTCGGCAGCAAAAACAAATCCGAGGCGTGGTTCAAGCTGCGGCCCGAAATCAGCGGCGACGCGCACCGGGCCGTCGCCGGGGCGATGTACCCGCCCGGCGCGAAGTTCGTCGTCGACGTCGGCAGGCGGCTGCGGCACCTGTTCGTGCTCCGCTACAGCGCCTCCGCGCGCACGCTCACCGTCCGGGAGGTGTTCTCGGGTCAGGCGACCGCCCCCCTACCCATCCCGGCGGCCTACGCGGGGCCGCTCGGCGTGTCGCTGGGCACCGCCTACCGCGGCAAGGTAGGCACCACCACCGCCGACCTCGGCGCGACCGAGCCGAGCGCCACACGCTCCGGTGGCCTCTACCTGGGAGTAGGTCCGTTCAGCAAGGCTCAAGAGGACGACGTGATCGCGGCGCTCGGCGTCACCGCGTCCGACCTCATCCTGCCGCCGCCGCCCACACCGACACCCGACCCAACGCCCACGCCAACCCCCGACCCGACCACGGGGCGACTCGTCGGGGCTCAGGACTTCTCCGCGACCCGCCTCGGCGACGGCGACTTGCGCCGCGTCTATAACGAGCTGGCCGTGCCCGGCTGGCTGTATCTGCCCAACAGCAAACGAACCGACCCGGTAGGCGTCGCCAACGGCTGGGAAAGGCGTTTTGTGCCGAGCGCCGCCAACGAGGGCACCGTCTGGCGCTGGGACTCGTACGGCGGCGTGCGCTACAAACGCTTTATCGGCGGCCTGCGCGGCGCGTACTTTATCGGGCGCGGCATGGCCCGCGTGTCGGAAATGGTCGTCTCGCAGGCGTTCCGGGCGACCCGCGACCTGCGGCTCCTCGACGTCGCCTGCCTTGACCTCGAGGCGCTCTGCGACGCGGCCAGGGACGAATCCGGCATCGGCACCGATCAGCCCGACGGGTTTCTCGGCTTCGCCGCGGGCACCGACGCTAAAAGTCGCGTCTTCTTCGGCCCTGACGACCCCCGCAACACCGCCGCTGTACATGCCATAAACGGCGTCACCAGGCCGTACGAGATGAACGAGGGGGGCGGCAACGAGGGGCTCAAAAAGTACACGGGAACGGAGGTGCAGCTCGAGGAGGGGATCATGGTGCTGTGGATGGTGACGGCGCTGGGCGCTCACCGCAACATCGACAAGTTCTCCCCGACTTACGAGCCGGTCGGCAACCGCCCCGCGACGCCGCAGTATTACCGGCGGATACGCGATAAGGGGATCAAGCTCTACCTCGATACCTGCAAAAAGTGGGACGCCTTTTACGCAGGCGACCGCCGGAGTGAGCTGCCGATGCACGTCCGCCGCTCGCTCCTGCACTCGTGGCTCGGTGAGCTGGGCGCAAAGGCTGCCTACGCGATGATCCTGCACGGCGACGCTTGGGAGGCGAGCGCCGAAGGCCAGGAAGCGGCCCGCGCCTGGCGCATGACTTTCGGGAACTCCGAAAAGGTTGGCGTGCAGAAAACCCTAAACCTTGCCACCTGGCACGAGGCCACCCACCCCCGCTGGGGCAAGTGCGTGTTCTGGGTTCACGACCTGCGCCGCACCGCGCCGAGCGGCGTCAAGGACGCGACCGGGGAGTACATCTCCTCGAAAACGACCCCCAACGGCGTCCACCCGAACAACTACACCGACCACGACTATGGCGTGATGCAGTTCCTCCACGAAGAAGGCGCGAGTTTTGTAACCCGCGAGTGGCTCGAGAAAATCTGCAACACCATGCTGGCCACACTCGATCTGGGTATCAATTTCGTCCGCATCAGCACCACGGACTCGCCCACGCCCATCCCCTACACCCAAAACGGCGGCAACCAGGTGGCGTCGCTGGTCTCGCCGTGGGGCGCGACCAAGAGCACCCTGGGCGCGACGGCAACCCTTTTGACGCACAGCGCCGCCGCGGGCATGGCCGCCTACGACGCTCACGGTGAGCTGGAGGCGCTCGTGAAACGCCACCAGACCAAGTACGGCTCGAGTCAGCAGTACGGCGCGACCAGCGGGCTGCTGTTCACGGCAGCGAAACGCGAAGGTCGGCTAACTCCTTAATGGTTTCGGAAAGGCACTAACATGAAAAGGCTATTCGCGGTCCTGATCCTCGCAGTTGTCACCCTCTGCACCCCCGCCCTCGCTCAGTACAACGTCACCTGGCGCAACATCCAAGGTCAGGCCATCACCACGGCGCTCCAGTCCGGGGCCACATTCCAGGTCTGGAACGCGACCACGATCCCTGCCGACGCCACCGTGGCAGTCACCGGTAACCTGCTCGCCGACGGCACCATCACGGGCACGAACGTCACCTTCAACACCACCACATCGGTCCTCACCATCGGCGGGCTTGTGGACTCGGCAATCAACACCACAGGTGCACCGAACATCGTGAGAATCATCGACGACGGTGGCGCGCGAGTGCAGTACACCGCCAAGATGTCCGCCGCTACCGGCACAGCCCAGATTGTCATCACCGATTCTGTGAACGCGGCAGCCACCGAGCTGCTACAAAACAGGCCGTTCAGCGCCAGCATCAGCATCCAGTACTAGCCGTGTACGCTTCAGTAACCGATCTCCGCGCAGCCCTGGACGAAAAAGCGCTCTTGACCCTGGTTGATGACGAGGGCGAGCGCTTAACCCCCACCGGCGAGCTGCGCGCCCGACAATCCGCCCGCGTTCTGAAAGCCGTGGAGGACGCCTCCGCCGAGGCCGACACTTACATTATTCAGCGCTACGACCTGCCGCTCCCCAGCACGCCCCTTGTACTGCGTGGCAAGGTCGTGGACATCGCCGTGTGGAACCTGTTCGCGCGCCGCGGCCTAGCCGAGGCTGACGAGATAGTCCGTGAGCGGTACAAAAACGCCATCCGCTGGCTCGAGCAACTTGCCGCGCTTAAGGTCCTGCTACCTCTGCCGACGAGGGTTAGTGCTAATCCCGACGAGCTTACCGAGCTTAACGGGTATTCGTGGTCCGGCAGCGTTAGCACCATCATTAAGTATTAGGGAGGCTGTCAAAATGGGCGTAAAAATGACCGGCGACCTCGGCGCTCTGACCCAGGCGCTGCAAAGGGCTTCGAGGCCCGACATTAAAAACAAGCTTGGCAAACCTGTTGGAAAGGCGCTGGTCTCGAGTACCCGTGAGCGCTTTCAAACCTCGAAAGACCCCACGGGCAGACCGTGGAAACCGCTGGCGACCGCAGCGGTCAAGCGCGGTCGAAAAAAGAACTACAAAAAATCCAAGGGGCCGGACAAAGGTGAATCCAAACGCCTCATCTTGGTGCAAACCAGCCAGCTCAAAAACTCTATTGCCTCCGACGCGAGCGATACGCAGGTTGCGGTCGGCACCGACGTTGTCTACGCTCGCATCCACCAGTTTGGTGGGAGAGCCGGTCGTGGCAAGAGCGTCTTTATTCCTGCCCGCCCCTACCTGGGCATCTCAGACGGCGACCAGAGGGAGATTGAGGGGTTAGCTATAAAGTTTCTCGAGGAGCTGTTCCAATGACTTTCGTGCTAGCCACTATCTTGCTCATTGCTGGTGGCGAGGTGCCGCCGTGAACATCGCCGTAGTCATGGCCCACCTCGAGGCAGCAGCTAAAAGCCTCACGGCGAAACCAAGTGTTGAAAGGGGGGCGAGCGCCCTCGAGCGTATGAGCCACGGTACCTCCGTCACCATCTACCCGCTCGAGGGCGCTGCCCAGCGTAAGGGGGCGAAGGTAGCTCGCATTCCAGGGACGCCTCACGGTTTCCGTTACCTGCTCTTCCAGGGCCGGATGGATTACGCCGTGCGCTTCTCAGCGCGCGATGACGAGGAGCTTACGAGGATGCTCAAAGAGTTCCTCGAGTACCTCTTCGTCCACCGGCTGCACGACGCCGACGAGAACTATATCGCCGTACCGGAAGGTGATTTTCGCCTCGCTTGGCACGACCCTCAAGGGGTATTGCTGGACGACCACACCCTCGAGTTGACTCTATCGGCCAGCACGGCGCTCTACAGCGACCGTGAGCGGCACCTTATCGACATCCACGTGACCCATAGCATTGCCACCTCTTTAGAAGGAGACGATTTAAATGGCTGAGAAACCTGAAAAGGCAGTAGAGGAAAAACCAGTAGAAAAGGTTGAGGTGCCCGTTGAGCTGACGAGCCCTCCAAGGGCCCCTGCGGGTAAAACCATCGAGACTTACGCCGAAGAACTCGGCACTGACCCCGCGATTTTTGCGGGGGTCAAGGCGAGAGAACGCTGGGCAGCTCAGCGTCACGTCACCAAGGCGACATACGAAAAGGCCGTGGACAAGTTCCTTAACGGTCCCACGGTACTGAAGGGTGGTGAGTAACATCGCCAAGCTCCCAGGTGTATATACAAGTGTAGAAAATGGCGGTCTCGGCATGGTCGCCGACGCTGCCGACGGCCAGCGTGCCATCGTGGGCGTCTCGAGCCGGGGACCCTTCAACACCCCGCTGTCGTTTAGCGACCCCACCCAGGTCGTCGTCAAACTCGGCACCGGCCCGCTGGCGACGGCGCTGGTGTGGCAGCTCTCGAGGGCCGGGGGTACCGTCATCGGCGTGCGGAGCGCGGCGGACATCGCCGGGGCGATAGAGGCCGACGTCAACAATCCGGCGCAGGTGGTCGGGGTGGGTGGCGCACCGCTCGAGACTCTCGACCTGGTGGTCACCATCACCGATGACGGCCTGGTCGGCGCGTCGGCGTTTACGTATTCGCTCGACGGGGGCGATACCGTATCGCAGCCCTTTGCGACCGCAGCTGTGTTCGAGATTCCCGGAACGGGCGTCACGCTCGCGTTCACCTCGCTCACCCCTTACGTGCTGGGCGCAACCTACCGTTACACCGTCTCGGCTCCCGAGGCGAACGTGGGCAACGTGCAGACGGCAGTGCGGGCGCTTCTCGACACCACCATGCTGTTCGAGTACGTCCACGTCGCGCAGGGTGCCGACAACGGCGTCTGGGCCGTACTCGCTGCACTCCGCGAAGAAGCGGTCGCCAAGGGACGGCGCATCTTCATGATCGCCGAAACCGACCGCCCCGGCTCCGATCCGGACGTTTGGGTGCAGAACCTGCTGGCCCAGAAAGAACTCTTCTCTTCGGACTGGGTGCTTTTGTGTGCGGGCGCTATGGAGGTTGTGGACCCCATCACCGGGCAGCTCCGGGTGCAGAACATGGCGCACGAGCTGGGCTCACGGCTGAGCCGCTCGCGGGTCTCCGAAAACCCCGGCTGGGTGCAGCGCGGCCCCATCCAGGGCGCTCTCGTGGCCGCGCCCTTTAAGGAATCCGAGTTCGGGAAGCAGCCACTGTACAACAACGGCCACGCGCTAACGCTCGACACGGCAGGGTTCACGACCATTTACCAGGTGCCGAACCGCTCGGGCTACTACTTTGTGGACGGGCGGATGTCGGCGGAGGCCACCTCGGACTTCAAAAGCGTCACCAACGTCCGAGTGCTGAACAAAGCCGTGACGCTGGTCGAGGCTGGTCTGGCTGACCACGTACAGGAGGCCGTCGATCCGCAAGAACTCGAGGTGTCGCTGGCCGCGCTGGTCGCAGACGCCGAGGCACCGCTGCGGCTAATGGCGGCAAACCGGGACATCTCCGGCGGGCGCGTCATCATCCCAGCAGGTCAAGATGTCTTGAGTTCACGCACGCTGCTCGTGGACGTGCGGATTGTGCCCTACGGGCATCTTCGTGAGATAGGTTTACGAATCGGATTAGAAAATCCATATTTGTACCGTGAGGAGCTGGCGCGATGATTAACGGGGTGTCAACTGGCTTGAGGGGATAGAGGGGTCAAACTCCCAGGGAAACTTGGTGAACTTGGCTTGGTTGCAGGGGCGGCACGCTGCCACGATGTTGGTCGGCCAGTTGCTGCCGCCACGGGTGATGGGGATGTAGTGGTCCACCTGAAAGGTGTTGTCTAGCTCGCGGTGGCAGTAGTAGCAGAGACCGTCCTGAAGCTCGAAAATGTCAAGCACGTCTCGGGCGGTGTAATAACCCTCTGCGCCCTTCTCTTCCGCATAGCGTTTGTACCACTGGGCGCTGTTGGAAGCCTTCAGCATCGCCTTGACTTCAGGGCGCTGCACGTACTCTTTAAGCCAAGCTTGCCCCTTGGGGGAGTAGCGAAAGGCCCGACCCCTCTCACGGCTTTTCATCGTCGCGTCCGGGTCGTTTCGGTAGCGCTCTCTCGCAAGGGCAGCATTTTTGGCGCGACTTGCGGGGTTGGCGTAAAGGCGGTGGTATTTCTCCATGGCCCTTTGGCGTTCCCGCTCGAGCAGACCGGGGTCGGCTTTAATCGCTTCTTGCTTCGCCTTTCGCTTAGCAACCTGCTCGGGCCGAGCGTTGCGCTCGGCGTGGCACGCCTTACAGGTGTACTGCAAACCATCGGGCCTGCTGCCACGCCTATTGAACGCCTCCAGGGGCTTTTCCCGGTTACAAGTTGAGCACCGTTTTAAGAGAATAGAATTAGTCATGCTGTGGAACCTCCAGTTCCGTAGTGCCCTTGGGGACGGCAATCCCGCGAAGGGCTTTCTCTAATTCTACCACCCAAAGAAAGGGCGTGGTTCCAATAATAAATTCTAAGCGGTACGCTTGGGAAGACGTAACCATCAACATTGCCTCCGGGGTCGCCATCGACATCGAGAGCATCACCTACAAAGACGCGCGAGCAACCCGGCGCGTCTTTGGCAAGGGCTCACGCGCTCGAGGCTACAGCCAGGGCAATTACACCGCCTCCGGGACTGCCGTCCTGCGCCGCGAGGAGTTCGAGAAACTAAACAACCGCGCCGGGGGGCAGGGTCTCTACGGTATGAAACCGTTTACCATCACCGTCTCCTACGCTAACGATGAGGAGCCGACCACTACGGACGTGCTCCAGTCGTGCAAATGGACGGAGCGCGACACCGGGGCCAAACAGGACGACGAGAGCATCAACGTCACCGTGAACTTTGAAGTGCTCGACGACATCAAATACGGTAATAAGCCCAGCTTTATCGACAAACCTTAAAGGAGTAGAGCGTGGATAAAAGCGAAGCACCGGCAGCCAAAGCCGTTCACACCATCAACCTCGAGCAGGGCACCTTCCGGTTTCGCAAACCGACCACGCCCGAACTGGACCGCTACCTGAGCAAGGTGTCGAGCAAACCGGCCTCGATGGGTAAGACGTTTAGCCTCGAGCTGGTCGTAGCCGACGACCGCGAGGCGTGGACGGCAGCGCTCGAGCAGCGTCCTGGCCTCTCGACGGCGGCGGTCCAGCAGATCATGCAGGACCTCGGTTTTTTGGGGGACTACGACAGCTAGACGACGACCTGACCGAGTTTGAAAAGCAGGCCGCCATGATAATGCACTACCTCCACATCCCGCCGAGCGACGATGTGGAGGTGTTTTTTAAGCAGGCTGGGATGGCGGTGTGGATGGAAAAACGGCTGAATCCGAAGGAGGATTAAAGGAAAAGTGAAGGGTTTACAAAGGATTAGTTTAAGTCAGACGTTTTGTCAACAGTTCGCCGATAGCTCTAGCCTTTGACCTTCCCTCTTGAGCCTGCAAAATGTCGTGTACCCATTGAGGGGCGGTGATGCGGTACGCGGCTGTGACCTGATCGCCCTTGAGCGGCTTGACCCCCAGCGCCTCGAGCGCCCGCCCATCACCCTTAGTCAACCCCCGGAAGCGGCCTTCACTCATCATCGTCCTGTGTGGCGTCGTCAACATCATGCAACAGATCGTTTGTCGAGGTGGCGTGCACCATCAGGGTCGTCACCATAACGTGCATGTCAGCCATAACGTCCTGATAGTCGTCGCTCTCGGGTGGTAGCACCTCGAGTCTTTTCAGGTTATCGAGATAAGTTTGGGCGTCGTCCGCTAACTCGTGCAAGCTGGTGGAGACCGCCCCTTGAAGGGCGTGGTGTCGTTCCGCTGTTGTGCTCACTTTTTACCTCCCGGTAACTTTTTGGCAACTTTGGCAATCTCGCCCCGGAACACCCCCAAGTCTTTTTCCCATTTGGCGATGCGCTCGAAGTTAGGTTGGATTTTGGCGAGTTCGTCCGCGATTTTCTGCTCGTGCTTCACAACTTGCTGGGTGAAACCTTCAATCTTTTTGCGGAGGTGCTTGTTCTCGCCCATGACTTATATTATCACATTTTTGCTAAAGAGTCAACGTGTACACGTTGTCAAGCTGTTAGGGCGTGCGATAAGGAACGGAGACGATAATGCGTAAATCCAAGAAAGCGGAGGGGTTGGGATGGATAGCAGCTAGTTAAAGTCTATCTTCTAAAAAACCTTGCAGCGATCAAGATGATACCGACCACAATAATGACGAAGCCTACAGCTTTGATTAGCTTCCAAGCAACGTAAAGACCTGCAAGTAGAATGATCACGCCGATAAGAGTGCTTACAGTTTTGCTGTTCATTCCCATAGCCCACACTATAAGCGCCCACTGTTCAGGCGGGCGCTAGGAGGTTGAGATGGATACGTCTTAGCTTACGAATATCTCAGGCTTGTATTGAGAGGGGTCGGCTATAACATTTGGGATGTTCAGCGTGCCGCCTTGAGCCATGAGTCTGTCTAAAAACTCTTTGCCGTTCAAAATCTCGATACCCAGCACATTGTTATCAGCATCAAGATCAATATAGGTGTTGACATCCACCTCGAGGGTTAGGGCGTGTTCGCCCTCTGCCATCTCGATATAGAGGACGTTAATCTCAGGATGCGCCTGTATTTTCATTTCTACCCTCACTTTCCAATCCGAATGGCGGTGATGACGTAAGCGTTGGTTTTGCCTGTCTCTATAAAGACTACACGCAAAAGCGCCCCAGTTTGTGTAATAACCTCGCAAACTTGCTTGCCCTCATTCTCATAAAAGTGCGCTTGGGGGTCATTAAGTGCGCGCTTAACCTGATTCTCTGAAATGTGCCGTTTACGCATCTGTCCACTAGCATGAGGGTGAAAAGTGACCAAATCATAAGGCACGGTTAGTTATCTGGCGTGTACTTAATCAGATCAGCCACTTGGACGTTCTGCCCTGTGAGTTCCCGAAGGCCGTCAAGAACAAACGCCAGCGTCCCAAGATCGACCCGCGAAACGTCGCCACCTTTACGGACTAGGCCGTAGACGGTAGCGGTTGAAGCATGTTGCTCTACAACTTTCGCTAGACGATAGGGGGTTATGTCGTGCTGCTCCATATACTCGGTTAGAGCCCATTTAGCAACACCCATAACGGGGATGCTACCACGCACGTTGTTTGCTTCTAAAAGGGTCGTGCTTGAAACATTCATGCCTAGATACTATCACAATACACAGTGGTATTGCAATACATAGCGTATGTGTTGACATAGTAGTGTGTATTGTGATAGTATAAGGAACCGAAAGGGCGAGCGCCCTAGACAAGCAAAGCGCCCTTTCGGAATCACTAAGTGAGGTGACTGGAATGATTGTAGCACCGCAAGCCCTTAATGAAGTTAAGACTCAAGTAGTAGTACCCGCCCCGAAGCAGACCAAACTCTTAGGCGCGACTGTAAAAGGCGTCGGGCTCATCACCACCGTCGGCGTTCAGAACGTCTGGCGATGGGCGCTTATCGAGCGGCCCGACGGCAGCGAGACGCACGTTTTCCTTGCTGACCTCCGCAAAGATAACGTGACCTTTCCGAGCGAGCCGCAGGAATATGTGCAGATGACGCGCCGCGTTGGGTACGGACTCTTTGAGGACGTGTACCAACTCAAGTCAATTGAGTTCAGCGATCTCACCCACGTTGACACCGAAGAGAGGGCTGCATGAGCAGCCCTAAACGCACCCTGACGGATGTGAGGCGCACCGAGACGGCAATCTACTTGACGATTCGCAGCCCTGACCACGACATTCTTGAAACCGTGTGGCTCGGGATAAACGGTAACAGGGAGGGGTTTCCGTATGAACTCGTGCGAATCAGTTACTCGCTTGACGCACCAGACGACGAACCTGCTGACGTTTGGTTGACTTGCCAAGACAGCAAAGGTGAGAAGCGCATCCTTTCATTCCAAATTGAGGACACGAGGCGCGTACTTCCTCAGCTTGCGCCCATTCGGTACAACATCTTTACGGGCATCGGGTACGCCGACGATCACATCAGAGTCGAGTTTATCCGCGTTGACGGTGTGCCTGCCACGTTCACTATCGGCACCGTAGGCGACCACCACGAGTACACCCTAGAGACCTTGATAGCTACGGTACACGGCGACTACACAGGTTTTCCGCTTCGCTCTTACGAATTGGTTGACCGTGCGGGCAAAAAGTTAGTGTTTCAAATGCTTGTCCCGGCTGACAAGCTAGAGCTGTTCATTGCCAATCAACACGCCTACTTTCAGGCGTTGGAAAAACAACACAGCCCAAAGCATGAGGCCGCCGACTCCCCCAACGTTTTGCAGCAAGCGGCCTAGCCCAGTGACTAAAAGTACAGCCCCTTCATTTCTGAGGGGGCTTTTTCTAGGGGTGCGCCGTTGCCCGTGCCGCCCCTTGCCTCTAAGGAGACAAAGATGAGTTTAGACCATCACGACGACCGCCATAAAGGAATGAGCCGACGCGCCAAAGAGATGGCTCGAGCCGCGAAGATTTTAGGGCCGGAGGTTCGCAACATTTCCACCTATGACGCTGACCCAAACAAAAAAGTAGAGCTTGCCAAGCTGTTAGCGGCGAACGCTCAGAAGCCGGGTGTGTTCGGTTACTTTCTGGGTCAACTCACGGTCGAAGATGGCAAAGGCTACAAGCAGCGGGTTGTGCGTGACGGCAGCGTAAAAGACACGCTGCTCAAGCTGTCTATCGAAGCGCCGAACCTCTTGACTGGCTGGGCAATCAGCGACCTGGCTTTAGCGATGGGTGTAGCTGTAACCGATGATCGGCTCCGCAAACGCACGAGCGCTATGAGTACCGCTTGTGCCAAAGCAGGGATCGACGTTCAAACCTTCAGGGGTTACTTCAAGGTGCTGACTATCACCGAGGCGAAGATCAAGCAAGAGCAGCACCGGGCGAACATCGAAGGCCAGATCAAAGCCCGCACCCGAAAGTCAAAACCGCTCAAGGCTAGGAAAATTGACCCGAACGGCAGACAGCATTTTGAACTTCCCTGGTGGGAAACACCGCTATTTCGGTCGCTCGAGGGGGGCGCTGAGTGAACCTGAAGCTTACCGACATTCGCAGGGACGACAGTGCCCAACCAAGGGCGATGCTGAACACCGACCACATTAAGGACTTGGCGGACGCCCTCGAGGATGGGGGCGATCTAACACCCGTTGACGTGTTTCATGACGGTCACTCCTACTGGCTGGCCGATGGCTTTCACCGCTACAGTGCCTACCACCGAGCAAAGCGCGAAGAGATACCCGTCAACGTGCATGAGGGCGATCTGCGAGACGCGGTGCTCTACAGCATCACCGTCAACGCTAAGCACACGGCGCTGAAGCTCACTCGGGAAGAAAAGCGGGCGGGTGTAAGTCGCTTACTGGCTGATGAGGAATGGGGGCAGTGGTCAGACCGTGAGATCGGCAGACGAGCGGGGGTAAGTGCGCCGACCGTTGGGGCGATTCGTAAAGAGTTACCTATCTGTAAAGTTTTACAGATAGAAGGGGATGAGCTATCTGCGGAAAATCCGCAGATAGAACGCAAGGTGAAACGCGGCGACTCTGAATACACCATGCAGACGCCTGCGCCTAAAGCCGACTCGCCAGCAGCGCCAACGCCATCAGCAACCGCTAGCGCCGACCTTTCTGACTATCTAGCGCCGCGCCCCACACCGGGCTACAACCCCGCACGGCACGCTGACAACTCTAAGCTTGAAGACGATATGCTCGAGGAAGCGGAGATCGTACCGGACGAGCCGCCCGAAGACGAGCCGTACATCCCGCCCTACGTCAGCAACCCCGTCCGCGAAACGTTCGAGATCAAAAAGTTATCGAACGAGCCGAAATCGAAAGAGCCGCCGTTTGTGGAGTGGTACGTGCTACTCGGCAAAGTGCAAAGCAAAGGCCACCGCTCGCTGATAGAGGCGCTTAACTCGCTTGAGAGTCAAATGCAAGGGGGAGAGCTGGAGGCGCGGATAGACGGCGTGATCGAGATGCTGCGGGCGAGCGTGAAGCAAGCAAAAGTCGAGCGCACGACGTTCACGGTACAATCGTGAAATTCATGGAAGAAGACAAAGGAATCACCCTAGCCTTTACTCGGGACGATGCCCAACAATACATAGAACTGGCTAAAGTCAGCGACAAAAGCCTGGAGGACGCACAGGACATTTTCCGCGACATGCTTAAAGAGGCGGTAGAGCACCCATTTAGGGATACTTTGCCTGAAAACCTAGAGGGGTTGTTAAGCCATCTCGAGACGCTGCCCTACGTCGATTGCGAACTGCTCCCTAACAACTCAAAGGGCGTTATCAAGGGCTGGCTGCTTCACAGCGCCGTCCTGCTCGCCCTCGTCAGCAGCTACTACGAAGTGATGAGTGCTGAGGCATGATCTTTCAGCACACCCTCGAGCAGGTTCTTAGCGGCAAGAAAACGCAGACGCGCCGCCGCATCAAGCCCGACAAGAGGTTCGTCTATCGGGCGGGGTGCGTCAAATTAACGCTCACCAATCGACTCCACATCCACGGAACCGCTGTCGTCCACAACGCAACTCCAGCCCACTCTAATCGGCACTCCCGAAGCGTTTTCGGTGTGTATGAAGGTTAGCCAGCTCCAGCTTTTGTCATCAGAAAAGTACATAGGCTCGGTCCGTTCAGGATTAGAGGGGCCTGGAAACGTGGCTGTGTTTGGTGCGTCCAGTAGGGCTCTGATTTCACGTTGGCAGATATTTACGACATCCACCACCCCAAGGGGCTCCGGTGTGGGCTCAACCTCTGCCGACAACTCTTCCGGCACCGGGGCCGCAAAGACGCCATAAACCATAGCGACACCGCCGATCCACGCCAGCGTGCGAGAGCGCTTCCTCTTCCTCGAGCCTTTCTCCGAGCGACGAGCGCGAACGATGCCGACCACCAGAGCAATAAGCCCTATAAAAGCCATGCCTGCCATATTTCCCTCCAGCCCAAGTCTCCCACATCCCACCCCACCCGAAAGAGAGGTTTTCGTGAAGGACGAACTGCTCAAACTGCTCAACGACGACAGCGACGTTCAAAAGGCCGTGCGCCAAATCAGTGCAGGACCCGAGCTGTCAAAAGAAGAGGTGGTAAACCACCTAGCCGAACTTCTCGGCAGCTTCGGGGAGGACGCTCTCGATAAGAGCCCGGTCGAAACCTAGAAGCTCAACGGCGACGGAGACGAGACGCTCACTTTTTAGGGCCTTCCGCCGTGCTTCGCTAAGCCCCTCCTTCGTCTGGGGAAACCGCCCCTCCACACACGAACGTAAAGCCTTGACCTCCACCATGAGGCTGAGCAGCACAATATCTTTCCCGTTCATATACACCCTTTCTGCGTGTCGCTGGCCTGAGAAACGAGCGACGCGCAGCTCTATTTTGCTTGCCCTGAAAGGAGGTGGCCGTGAAGAAATTTTCATTACAGATTTTGCTCGAGTTGGCCGACAAGTTTTCCGGCCCCCTCAAAAGCGGCCCCATGCGCCGCCTCGCCGAACTCCAGCGCCAGACGCAGGCCGTCGACCGGGGCATGGACAACCTCTTTACCGGGGGTGCCATCATCGGCGGAGCTGCCGCCTTCGCCGCACCCCTCGTTGCCGGGACCGTCCAGGCCATCCGCTTCGAGGAGGCGATGGCCGACGTTAAACGGGTGACGGAGTTCAAGCCAAAGGTTTTCAGGGAGCTGTCCGCCGATGTTTTGCGGCTCTCGCTCCGCATCCCGCTGGCCACGGAAGAGCTGGCGCAGCTTGTCGAGGCCGGGGGGCAGTCCAAACTTTATAAGACCCGCTCCGAGCTGCTGCGATTCGCGCAGGACTCTGGCAAGATGGCGACGGCCTTCAAGATGTCCGCAGCCGACGCGGGCGGAGCCATGACCGGCTTCAGAACTATTTTTCGTCTGTCCCAAAATGAGGTTGTATCGCTCGGGGATGCCTATAACTATTTAGGTAACAACATGGACGCGCGCGCGTCCGACATCGTGAACATCGCTAACCGGACGGGCGCGACCGCCAAGCTGTTCGGTCTTACCGGGCAGCAGGTAGGCGCTCTCGGTGCCAGCTTCCTGGCGCTCAAGACGCCCCCGGAGGTCGCGGCGACGGGCGTCAACGCGCTGCTCAACCGGCTGGCCACAGCGCCGCAGCAGACCGAAAAGTTTCAGGGCGGTCTGGCTAGGCTGGGGCTCGAGGCCACCAGTCTCAAACGGAGTATCGGCACCGACGCGCAGGGGGCGTTACTCGACTTTCTCCAGCGGGTGCGCGGCAGCGGCGACGTGCTCGGCATCCTCACCGACCTGTTCGGCGCGGAGTATTCCGACGACATCGCCAAGCTCGTGGGCTCGCTGAACGTATACGAAGGTGCTTTGGGCCTGGTCGGAGACCAGTCCCGCTACGCCGGGTCGATGCAGAAGGAGTACGCGGCGCAGTCGGCAACGACGAAGAATGCGCTAGTCCTGCTACAGAACAACTTCAACGCACTCGGCACTGTTATCGGGTCGTTCTATTTGCCAGTAATCCGACTCGCGTCTCGCACGATGGGCTACCTGATCGGGCCGATCATCCGTCTGGTCAACGCAAACCCGGTGCTGGCGCGTACCCTAGCGTTCGTCACGGCAGCCGTGATTTTGCTGACGATAGCTGCGGGTGTGGGCATCGTGACCATAGCGGGCTTTTCGCTGGCGACCGCACAGGCCCGTATCGCACTCGCCACGTTCGCCGGAGCCTCGGGAGCGGCAGCCGTGAGTCAGAGCTTGCTGAGCCTGGCACTTACCGGCATCCGCGCGCGGTTCGCCGCAGCCACCATCGCCGCGCGTTCGTTCGCCGCGGCGATGGTGGCACGCGGCAGCCTGGGCATGGTGGACGACCTCGCCAAGATAGATGGGGCGGGCGGCAAGCTCTTCCGGCTGAGGGCCATCCTCGGCGTCGTCCGGGGCGGGTTTGTGGCAGCCGCGGGGGCCGCCTGGGCGTTCACAGCCTCGCTGCTCACCAATCCGGTGTTTCTGCTGATAGCTGCTTTAGTCGCTCTGGGGGCGGGTTTTGTCTACGCCTGGCGCAAATCCGACGAGTTCAGAGCTGGCGTCATGCGCGGGCTCGAGCCGATCCGTCGGAGCTGGGCAGGATTGAAGGAGGATATAGCGGGGCTAGGTCAAGCTTTCGCCCCGCTAGGCGCGTTCTTCGGGCGAATCCTGGGGCGTATGGGGCTCGACTTCTCGAAAGTACAGCGACCGCTCGACGCGCTCCGCTTCGGATTCGGGTTTTTTGTCGGCTTCGTAGGCACAACAGTAGCCATAACCTTCGGGCGAATTTTCGCGTATCTCATCACCGGGTTCGGTGGGGTTGTTCAGGTTGTTGACGGGCTGGTTACCGCAGCTACCGGGCTCGCAACTCTCGACTTTCAGAAGATGATGGAAGGTCTTGATAAGGCTCGAGGTGGCGTGGAACAGACCCTTCTTGCGCCGCTCGAGCTGGCCGGGGTGGACTCTAAACAGTTCCGCAAAGACCTCGGTGGAGTCGAAGGCGTTACAAAGTCCTGGCAGCAGCGTGTGGGGAACTGGCTCGGCGTACCCGCGTCGGTACCCGCCCCCGACACGCAACCCTTCGCCTTCGGGCTCAATACCGCCATGTGGATCGCAGAGGGTTGGGGCGTGGCGACGAGAACCTGGGTCGGCCAGAAGTTCCAGACGGCCAAAGCCAACACCACCAACCTCCTGGACAGCATCAGGAGCGCGAGCGACGAGGGTAAACCCGTCTGGCAGAGCCTTCTCGACAAAGTGACCGCGCCCTTTGACCTGCCGAGGGCGAATCGGCGCAACTTCACGCCGAGCCTCGAGAACGCTGCGTCTGTAGGGGCCGAGCTTTGGGCGACCGTCAAGGCGCAGTTCCCAGCCTTCGCGCTGCCCGCACTCAACCGGGCCGAGAGCTTCGTTTCGAGTCTTGCTGGGGCCGAGACGGCGGGGGGTGACGCCTGGGGCCGTATCAGGCAGCTCTTCCCCGCCTTTAATCTCCCCTGGGTTAAGCGGCTCAATTTTGACACCAGCCTGACTGAAGCTGAGGGGAGCGGCAGCACCATCTGGGGGCGTGTCGCCTCGCTGCTAAAGGTCGCTATCCCCATCCCCGGCGTTGACGCCTCGGCAATTCAGACGAGCCTCCAAGGGGTGCTCGACACCATCACGGGCTTCGGGCCACAAATGCTCGAGGCCGGAAAGTCGCTAATCGGTAGCCTTATCGACGGCTTTAACGAGCGTGTGGGCGAGCTGACAGCGTTTCTTGACAAACTCAAGTTCCCGTGGCAAAAGGATAAAGCCGAGGGCGGAGCGCCCGCCTTACCCACCCCGGCTGTAGCCGCCACCTACACGCCGCCCGTGGCGAACAGGACGACGACACCCTACGCCATGAGGCCGCCCACCGTCAGCGGTCTACCCGGTGCGTCGCCCCCACCGACCGTACCGGGCGATTTCACACAATCTCTGGGCGCGGTAGCTCCCGCTTCGCAGTTAGGGCAAATGCTGGCGTTGGGGTTCGCAGACGGAATCTTCACAAACCAAGACGTGGCCAAGTACGCCGCTCGGGAGATGGCGGCAGGCACGATTACCGAGGTGCAGAGGATGCTCGACAGCCACTCACCCAGCCGGGTGTTTCGGAAGCTCGGGCACACCATCCCGCAGGGGGTAGAGGGAGGCGTGAGGGACTTGGCGGGCCGCGCCGTCGGCGCTGTGCGGGCTATGGCGGTTGCCACCGTGGCAGCCGGGGCTATCAGCCTTCCAGCTATTGCAGCACCAGCTGCCCCTAACCTTCCCGTGGTCGAGCAGCAAATAGCTTACCGGGGAACCCAGCCGCCCACGCCCGCACTAGCAGCCCTGGAGAGGCAAATAGCCTACAGGCAAGGTCAACCACCCGCACCCGCGTTAGCAGCTCTCGAGCAACTGATTCCCCTCCGGTACGGTCAGCCACCGGCCCCGGCGTTGGGGGTACTCGAGCGTCGAATCGCCTTGCAAAATACCCAGCCGCCGATGCCTCCGCTTGAAAGGCTCGAGCAGCAAATCGGCTATAGGACCACGCGACCTCCGACCCCTACTTTGCCCGACTTTACGCAAAAAATCGGCTACAGACCCGTACCGTTACCCGTGCCCGTCGCGCCTCAACCTGGAGCACCCGAGCTACCCGACCGCTACGCCGTGGCCAAAGTACCTGCACTCGAGCGGTCGGCAAACCGGAGGCAAGAAGCGCCCAATGGGACGGCACCCGGCGCAGAAAAAGGGGCTCAGATTGTCCACAAGCACCATCACAGCAACACCTTCACTCTCGATATGTCCGGCATAAACAGCAAAGACGACTTCACGACCAAACTCGAGAACTTGCTCGAGTGGTTTGGGGACGACGAATGAGCCAGTACCTGAGCTTCGTCGCGGGCGAGGCGATCAGTCTGGACGGTGGGGTACTGCCAGGCATTGTCACCGGCATCGACATCACCGGCGAGTTCGACGTGGAGAGGAAACGGCTCGAGGGGCGCAGCTTTCGGCTGGCGCTCGCTAAAGGCTATAAGGACGCGGTTGTCATCGTGACGCTCGAGCTTTTGCCGCCGGATGAAATGGGGCAGGTCAAGGCGCTCGAGGCGGCTTTCAAAATCAACTTCGCGGGTGCGAAACCTAAACCACAGCGAATCGTGAATCCGTTTTTGGATGCTCGCGGCGTCACCGCCGTGCTGTTCAAGCGGTTGGTCACACGCCAAACCAACCAAGATGACGCCCTGCTCTGCGAACTCACCTTTGTCGAGTTCGAGCCCGTCATCGGCAGCCTCGAGGCACGAAACAAACCCGCCACCAAAGCTGGCCAGCAGGCGCTACCGAGCGGGCAGGGCGGGGGTGGTGGGGGAGCTGCACCTCAAACACCTGAACAAAAAGGTGTGGCTAGAGGCGTTATGACTGCCGAAAACGCCGCCAACTTCATCCCCAACCTTTTTGGGCTTCCGAGTAACGGCGGTGGCCGATGACCGTCCTCGCTTACCCCGTCGCCCAGCTCGGCACCGACCCCACCGACAGCCTCCAGGTGTCGGCCTCGCTCGCGGTCCCCTGGCGCACGCTCAACGCCGAGGGGCGAGCGGTCAGGGGTGAAGTGGTCGCCTACGCGGGCTATCACGACCCCGGAATCTGGGAGGTTTTCAAGGGCGAGCCCGACACGCCCAGAGCCGAATGGACCGACGAGGGGAAGGTGACTGCGCGCGGCCTTCCGGCGCTCCGCAAGCAGGTAGGCCCGATGTTCTTCCAGGACGCCGACCTCCAAACCGTCCTCAACTGGATAGGCTCGCAGGTCTCGCAGCCGCTACAACTCACCGTCCAGGGCGCGACCCGGCGGCACTACAGCGTCACAGCAGGAAGCGCCTGGAGCGTCGTCAAAGCTGCTCTGCTTAGCTGGCGGAGGCTCGACTATGTGGCGATAGAACTCGACGACTACTCCCTATATATAGGTCCCGAGGCTCAAAGTCCGCACGCGACCGCACCGACGCAGGCAACACTCGAGCACATGGTCAATATCTACGAATTCAAGGCTGGGAAGGCCGGTGCTTACATCGTCTGCCCCGCCTATCCCTGGCTCCGGGTCGGGCACCGCGTCACACTGACGCACCCCGTCGTCAGCGGAACAGCGCGAATCACGGAGGTGGTACTCGAGATGAACCGGCGTGATACCGAGAGCCGATTGGAAGTTGAGATGCTATGACCGGCGACGAAATGTTGGGGCGCTTCAAGCGCATGACCCTCGAGCTTTTCCCCGAGCTGCGCGGCACCCACCTGCCCCTGAAGGGCCGCGTAACAGCCGTTCACGGCGAGGCTGGGAAGGTCAATGTCTCCTCTAACGGCAGCCGCCGCTACAGCGTGGACATCAAACCGCTCCACCCGGACGGAGCCGAGGACAAAAGCCGCCCGACGCTCAAGGACGTGCCGCTCGACGTGCCCTGGTCGGGCGACAAGCGGGGTGTGTTCGCGTTGCCAAAGGTCGCGTCTATCGTCCGGGTTGGCTTCTACGGCGGCTCGTCGGCGCACCCCTACATCGACGGCATCCTGCCCGACGGCTCAGTAGTCCCGGCGGTCGAGCAGGGCCAGTACCTTATCCAGCTCAACGACCAGATGACGTTTCTTCTTGACGACGAGGGGGTAAAGATTAGGGTAAAAGACCCCAACGCCAAGGTAGTCGTAGAGGCCGCCGGGGACGTGAGCGTCAAGAGCGACATGAACGTCTCTGTGGAGGCGGCGCTCGAGGCGACTGTTAAGGCAGGCACGAGCGCGACCGTTGAGGCGGCGATAGACGCGACCGTCAAGGCCGGGGTAAACGCGAAGGTGCAGGCAGGTGTCAAAGCGGCTGTGGAGGCCCCGCTAGTCGATCTCGGTGCGGCCCCAGCGCTGGGAATAGCATACGAACTTGGGCTTGTAACCACGGTGGTTGGACCAGCGGTAATACAACTCGGCTCGAAGACATGCAAAGTGACGCCTTAATGGCCTCCCAGGCTGATATAGACGCCTTCGGCGAGAGCCTCGCAGACGACGTTTCCACAGCGGAACGGACATATCCGCCTGCAGTCATCACGCCGGAGGCGGTCGAAAACGTGATCCGTCCGTGGGTCATGAAGCGGGGCTTTGCCAAAGCCTTCGCCACTGCCCTCGACCCACCCTGGTTGCCGGTCGCGCCGAAGACCTCATCGGACCCCGAAGCCGCCAAGTTTGGCACCGGCTGGGCAAACAACACGACAGGCTGGGCGCTGGCCGCCTACCGCAAGATTGCGCTGTTAGGGAAGGTCGAGCTGCGCGGCTACATCCTCACGGCGTCGGCGGCGAACACCCTCATCATGACGCTGCCGCCGCTCCTGCGACCCGCTCAAAACGAGCTGTTCGCCACGGTCATCGACAACCAACCCGCCACCATCAACGTCTGGATCGACGGCACCGTGTCGGTTTACTTTGCCGAGGCGACGACGCGGCAGATCGTGACGCTCTCGGGAATCTCTTGGAAGGTGGCAACATGATCCGGGACTGGGCCTGGAACGATGGCGACTTCGTTCTCTCGGCGAGTGGCGACGTGGCTGTAGTCGGCGACGTCGCCACGGTCGGCGAAGGGCGAGTGGTCGCCCAGGACCTGCTGGCGCGGCTTATCAGTCCCAGGGGAAGCCACTGGGCACATCCCGAAGACGGCCTCGATTCACAGCAGTACATCCAGGCGACCGCCGACGAGCTAACCCTGCTCGCGTTACGCCAGGACATCGAACTCGAGGTAGCCCGCGACACTCGGGTGAGGCGCGCAGTGGCGGAGGTTGAAACGCCGGACCTTCGCACCGGCCTCGTGCGCGTCGAGGCCGAACTGAGCGACCGCACCCTAGCCATGAGTGCGCCCCTGCCCTCGAACTTGCCTGCTGCCGAGCGTGAGTACGGCACCTTCTTTATCGCCGGACAGCAGGGCGCAGTGCTCGAACTTGCCGCCAACCGCGTCGGCTCTTTTAAGGAAACCGACGAGTACATCGAGTTTGTAGACATGAACCCGGCGCACTTCTTGGGCACCAAAACGGTGGTGCTGACGGTGAACGGCGTGGACTACCCGATTGAGGTGGTGAAAATAAATGTCTGACCTCGTGGCTGTACCGACGCTCGAGGAGGTCGTCGAGGAGTGGAAGCAGTACCTGCCGGAGCGGTTTCCGCTCTCCAACGACGACGCCTTTAGCACCTTTTTTACGTACCAGAAGCTGTCGGCGCAGGGCATTGTCGACACCCGCGCCTTTATCCGCGACCTCTATCCGCAAGGGTTTGGGAGCACGGCGACCGGCAGCTGGCTCGATCTGCACGCCGCCGACCACGGGTTCGAGCGCATCCCCTCGCGCCATACCGAGGGCCTGGTGGACTTTATCGTCAGCGAGCCGCTGAGCGTCCCAGCGGGCTCGGTCGTCCAGACGCCCACCGACCCGACGGGCAACAGGTACCGCTTCGTAGTGGCGGAGACGACCCCTTGTCAGCCCCCACTGACACGGGTACCCGTGCGGGCGGAGTCGCCGGGGGCTGCTTATAACGTCGGCGCGGCGAGGATCACCACGCTGGTGACGCAGCTCGACGGCGTGGACGGCGTGAGAAACTTTGCGCCCTGGATCAAGGTGCAGGGCGTCGACCGAGAGAGCGACGAGGGGCTCCGCCGCCGCCTGCTGCTGGTGTGGCCGGAATTAGGCTCGGGCTCGACCTATCACGCCTACGAAAGCTGGGCGCGCGACGTGCAGGGGGTCGTAAAAGTCTCGGTACTGGACCAGCATCCGCGCGGCCAAGGCACCGTGGACGTCGTGATCGCGCCCTCTCTGGGACAACCGTCGAAAAACCTTATAGATGAGGTGCAGGCGGTCGTCACCGCGCGCAGGCCGATCACCTCCGACGCGCTCGTGCGGGGGCCAGCCGTGCGACCCCTGAACCTCGACCTGACGGTGTACCTGCGAGGCCCCGACCTCGACGGACGACCCCTTTGGGTGTCACGCGCGCGGGCGGTTATGGAGGCGCTCGACATCAGCCAAACCTTTTTTCCGAGCACCGTCTCCGAAGTTCTGCACGACTTCCCGAACGTCAAGGGGGTGGGGATCGGCTCTCCGCTCCAGCCCGTCGTGGTGCCGCCCGGCACGCTCATCGTTCCGGCAACCGTGACGGTCACGGTCGTCCCTTCCTAGATGCCGGTCCTTGTTTTTGCGGTTTCTGAGCCTCGCCTGAGCGTGCGTCAAACCGCATGGAGGGGGTAGGCCGTGCCAGACGTTACTAGAACCATCGCCGTCAGCGCCGACGATTACCATTCAAACGACGGCGGTATTTTCACCTCGAGTCTGGATTTCATAACCCTCAACGACGCCTCATCCACCGCGCTCAACTTTTGGGGAGCCTTTCGTTTTGCGACCCTGAGCATCCCCCGCAACGCAAAGATAGACAGCGCCGTCCTGACGCTGCGGCTCAACGAAGCGCCGTTGGCAGGTTCCACGATAGTAGCTGCGCTTGAGGCTGGGATTAACCCTGCGGCATCGACCATCGTCTCCGAAATGCGAGCGCGAGCGGTGACCATAGCGAAGACGAACTGGCCTTTTACTACCGCAAACGGTCTTGGTAACTACACCTCACCCGACTTCAAGGCGTCAGTGCAAGAGCAGGCCGACAAGGGCGATATATCGGCGGTTATCGTCACGCTGCGGCCCTCGGTTGTCTCTGCCGCGTTTGCTAACAACCGTCTGCGCTTTCAGTCGTTCGACAACACGCTCTCTGGCGCTGTCAAGCCGCAGCTCACTATCACCTGGAGCGAGCCGTCCTTTACTGGCAGCGGTTCAGCCACAGCACCAGGTCAGACCACGACAGGCACCGGCACATCGGATAACCCATCCACGACCGGCAGCGGTTCAGCCGCAGCACCAGACCAGACGGCCACTGGCGCGGGCAGCTCGGGCAACCCCTCGACGACTGGCAGCGGTTCAGCTGCAGCTCCGGGTCAGACCGCGACCGGCGCAGGCCAGACCGAGAGTGAGCCACCCTATACCGCCCAAGGCAACGCTGCGGCACCCGAGCAAACAGCCGACGGCGGGGGCTCGAGCGACAACCCCGCTGTCACTGGCGACAGCACCGTCCTCAACCCCGAGCCGACCGTCAGCGGGGCAGGCGTCACCTATCTGCCAGCCCCGCAGCTCGACGGGCCGCTCACCATCAGCCCCCAGTCGGAGCTGGCAAACGCCGTCGCACGTCACATGCTCTCGCTGCTGCCGCCGGGGCGCAAACCTCGAGAGGGAGGTCATGCCTATTTTGTGGTGCTGGCTCTGTCCGCACTGCTCGCAGACACAAACGAGGCCGTTATCCAGATGGTCCTCGACTGGTCACCGACCCACACCCGGCGGGGTGACCTGCTCGCGCTGATCGGCGAGGCCAGGGGGATCAAGCGGAGCCGGGGCGAGCCCCTGGAGGCGTACCGCGCGCGCGTCGTGGGCGCTGCCGACTACTGGAGGTTGGGCGGCACGGTCGGGGGCGTAAAAACGGCGCTCGAGACCGCTGGCTACGGCGTCAAAATCACCGAACATTTCACGACCGACCGGATACGCTGGGCCGAGTTCTCTATCGAACTCTACCCAAGGGACAGCGGACTGACTGCCGACACTTGGGACGATAACGAGGGTTACTGGGACGACGGGACGCGCTGGGACTGGGGTATTTCAGCTGCCGAGGGCGAGCGTATCCGCGACATCATCCGCGAAATGAAAGCTGCCCACTCGAAGGTGCGCGCCGTGTTTTATCAGCATGGTGGCCCACTCGACTACTGGGACGACGACCAGGGCTTTTGGGATGACGAGACGCTCTGGCACGGTTTCGACCCTATTCAGATTCTTTAGGAGGCTACATGCCAACCGACATTAAAGGCGTTAAACCAGCCAGCTTCGATCCCACCATTGTGGTCGTCGCGCCAGGCGATCCAAGACAATCCGAGGCCAGCGTGGCAGTCCCGGTTCGTAAGCTGTTGGGGCTAATTATGTGGGTCAACGAGGAGCTCAAAACGGCTGTGCGTACCCTAAACGAACACGGCCACAGCATTGCAACCGACGCCAAAGCCGGGTTTATGTCACCTGGAGACAGGCAAAACATCACGGGCTTTATGGAGGCTCTCGGCTCGCACGCGCACGTTATTGCCACTACCCTCGCGCCGGGCTTCATGTCCAAAGACGACAAGATCAAGCTGAACGGCGTTGAGAAAGAGGCGCAAAAGGTCACTACAGCAAGAGCCTTAGAAGCGTTGGGGGTTAAGTTTGCCCGGCGGACACTTCCCGGCAGCAGCTTCGCCGCTAACGAGGTCAAGCAGTTCCGAATCGCACTGGACGGAGTGACTTTCGATGATTGCGTACTAGCATCGCAATATTCGTCCTCCATCGCCCAGTTCGGGATCATGTATCACGCAGCTGACGACGCTGTTGAGATGCTCGTCCGGAACTTTTCCTCTACCGCCAGCAGAGTGTTTCCGGCGACTGAAGTTACCTTAATGGTCCTAAAATTCCAGCCCACCCCTTGACCCCCCTTTTCTTTGAATTAAAAGCAATTAATTCTCTGCCCCGCTTCCGAGCGAAGTTTTTTAGTGAGGTGAGACGTGCTCGAACCAAACAACGAGCGAATTGTAGACAGCGTTTACGCAGCTATGAAAGGTGAGATTGAAGTGCCGCGCGGGACGAGCTTTTACTTTCAGGCGCGCGGGTTTGCGCTGCTCGAGCCCTGGGATGAGGGCGACAAGATACGCCAGCGTTCGGTGCTTACCCACGGTCAAGCGCAGGTGTGGCCTATGCCAGCGGTAGGAGTTTTGTTAGGAGTGTCATGATAGAACCTGAGCAGAATAGAGCCTTAGAAGCCCTAAACGCTGATTATCTAGGGCTTTTTACTGTCTACCTCACGGCTTTACAAAAGCGCCTGCCAGATTACAAGGTCATCGTCACCGAGACCGGGCGCACTAAAGAACGTCAAGAATTTCTAAAGGCGAAGGGCGCGTCTAAAACGATGCACTCTAATCACCTGCTCGGGAAAGCTGTGGACATCGCTCTACTTGATAACGCAACCGGACAAATCGATTGGTCTGACGATGCTTACAAAGCGGCCTACGCGCTGTGCGACCCGCGCCGGTATGGGCTTGTTAGTGGCGGGCAATTGTGGGATGGTTTTGACTATCCACACTTAGAAGTGCTAGACGAGCAAGCAAAGTACCCCGCCCTTGTAGGCAGTCCTGAAGATGTTTGGTTAACCTAGCCATTTTGGAGGCACCATGTCGAAACAGTACGCCACTCTCATCACAACACTCTCTGAAGATCGCGGGGAGCGGGTAAAACAGCTGGCTAGGTACGGTGCTGAAGGTTGGCAACTGGCTAGCGAGATGCGCGACGCAGAAGGTAACAGAGAAGGTACATTTCAGCGAGTAATGGCTGAAGAGAACATCTTTACCGGCTCGAGGGGGCGGAGGGAATGAAAGAACTCACTGAAACTGAAAAACAAAGGGAACTAGAGGTAGCACGCCAAGGTAAGCGAGGTGTGTTCGCACAGATGGCTGCAAAACATGGACAACTTCTCGAGCCTGCCCCTAAAGAGGTGGAGGACGCCCGACTTGAGGCGTTTCTCGGTGGGGGAGCGAGGTTTGACGACGACTAGTTAAGACATTCTAAATACTTTGGAGGTACTTATGAAAGATAGCATCGTTGATAAAGAGCCGGTACGCCTGGCAGCGCTCGTGCGGTCGCTCATCCTCATCGGGTCAACTTTCGGCCTGCTAGGTCTCAGTAAAGAGGATGCCACGTTTCTTGGGGCACAGATAGATGTGCTGATACCCGTGCTGCTACCTGTCCTCATCGCCATCGTGGAATGGGCATCAGCCCACTGGGTACGGGCTCGAGTTTCAAGCCCTGCTACAGCGGAGACCCTAGCCAACGCTGTCAAAACGGTCGAGAACGCGCGAGGCAGAGGCGCACCTGTGAAGGTGCCGTTAGCTGCGGTAAGAGCCGCCGAGCGTGTACTAGGCGAACCTGAGCATCCTGTGCGCTGGATCGGTGACCCGTGAACCGCCTGAAGCTTGTGATGGTGCTCGTGGGGCTGGTGGTGGCTGTGGTCGCTGTGGTGCTGTTGTGGCTAGCTTTCAAGGAATGGGGCGCGAAAGCACCTGTAGCCATCTTAGCGACGATTCTAGGGGGTGCTGGGGCTGTCACGGGCATGACTAAAATAACCCGCGACAAAGGACGCGCTATTCGCCCCGACATGGGTGGACGCGGCACCGTAGAAGTCACGGTAACTAAACCTGACGGCACGAAAGTAAAAAAGACGAGAAAGACACGTCCCAACAGACCGGGATCGGGAAACTTTTAGGAGACCAACATGCTTAAAAAACTGTTGCTAGTCGCGGCGCTCATGACGAGCGCTTTTTCTTTTGCTCAGATACCGCTTGATTTTGAGCTGGGCAATACTTACGTGCTCGGCGGTGAGCAGTACCCATACGCTTTGGGCCGCGCGAACATCGTAATTGGGCCAGAGATTCTTTCTTCAACCGTTTTCTTGCTGCCTGAAGTCGGCGTCTTTTTTAGAGACGAAACATCTTACTGGCTGCGGACGCAATTGCTTTTGGACGGACCTAGCAACACGCTTTTTATCGACGCGCAAACCTCGCCACTACTCGGTACGCAGGCGCGCGTCGGCATCCGCTTTTCACTTTTTTAATGGACACCCATCACCGCAAACGAACCCCAGACCGCGAATGACGCCGACACAAGGGGGCAGCATGGCAGACGATAACGACACACAAAGAGAAACTCATGAAGAGGTATTCGGCCCTAAGCACGCTCCCGAGCGTGGCCTCGTGCATCGAACGGGCAAGGTAGAAAAAGATATTGCGCCTCTCGTGGGCTTCTTTAGGGGTGCTTTATGGCCGCTGAGAATCATCGGCTTAGGACTCGTGTCGGCGTTTACAGGCGCGATAGTGAACCTCATTCGCATGTGGTTAGGAGGCAAGTAATGACAGAGGCACAGGCACTTACCGACCTGGAGAGGGAGTCACGGTTAAGCGTCCGGCAGGTCGTCTCGTTTATCGTAGCGTTAGCTGTCGCAGCAGCGCTCTTTGTTATTGGCCTCAGCTTAGCGCTACCCTACACACCCACAACGATGGACCTGTACAAAATCCTACCGGACGTCGTCTGTCCCGGCCATGAAACAGAGGTGCAAACGGGGTTCAACGTAGCGAAACCACCGATGGGGGAAGTGAGGGGTTTCTCGGCACAATCGACCTGGCTTAAAAAAGGCGCACCTGACCGGATAACCTTGCCAAGCGCGCCGTTCCCGTTCGACGGTGTTTACGGCTACCACAAGCAGGTAAGTCCCATAAAGCGTTTTGCGCCCAACGACCCCGGCGTGTGGTACCTCGAGACCACTCTTACAACTCACGGCAAACAAGCGTTTCACCTCGCTAAAGACACCGCGACGGGCATCCGGTCGAACCCTGTAACTGTCCTGCCGTTTTCCGATCCGCGCTGTCAGGCGACCGCTTACCGTGGTTGAGGCACTAGCAAATGCCGCAGGGCTGGCGGGGCTACTCATGTTCATCCTGGGCACTTTTTTTCTGTACGCGTCGTTCGGGCGGCAAGCGGAGCGACCTAGGATATCAGCATCTTTAGGTCTGATGATGATGTCAGCTGGCGTCAATTTCACCCTCATTTACTACACAGGCGGGGTTAGTGCCTACCTTCAAAACGGCGGGTCTAGGGCGGTGGGTCAAGTAGCCCTATGGACACGCGGATTTGCAGCTTTTTTTGCGCTCATCCTCATCATCGACTCGCTACGGATATGGAGGCGGATGCGCCTCAAAAACGGAGGAAAGGATGCTTAAAATTACCCTGCTGGCCCTAATCCTCGTGCTGACGCTCGCAAGCGCGCAGACCGTTCCGTTTGAGCCGGGTGAATCTTTGCCCGCTGGTGACTACAAAATAGACCGGATTATTGACGGGGACGGTTTGGTGGTCACACTAGACGGTGTGCAGCGCAGTGTGCGCCTGATCGGAATTGATGCTAGAGAACTTCGCCCACTTGAGCCGTTCGCTAAGGAAGCCAAACAATTCCTAGCCGATCTACTCACCGGCCAAACAGTGACAATCATTCCCGGCACAGAACCCGTGGACCGTTTCGGTAGGGCACTCGGGTACGTCTCACTACAAGGCCGTGACGTGGCGCTCACGGTGGCATCTCAAGGCTTTGCCGACCAAATGACGCTCGAGCCTAACAGCCAGTTTAAGGCGCTCTATAAGGCTGCTGTAGCGGGCGCTCAGGCAGCCCGGAAGGGCATGTGGCAAGGCGAGCCCTATAGCACCCGGAAGTGGCGGTGCAATGACTTTCAGACGCAAGCGGCGGCGCAGAGTTTCTTCGACGGGGCAAAGACCGAGGAAAGCCGAGATGCCTATAGGTTAGATCGTGATGGCGACACGGTTGCCTGCGAGAGTTTGCCCAACTAAGGTGGTCGGCGACAAAGCCCCTTTTGCCACTTCGTAATCGGAATAAATGCGACGGGGACGCACGGAAGTGGGGTCGGCGAAGGGGCGATAAAAACCCCGCTACCACAGCGGGGCTACAGTCGATTACCTCAATCCCCTGCAAAAACCCATCTAAAAAATGACACGAAGGGGTTGGGAGAAACGGGTTTGGGGAGATATTCGGGCCTTATCTCACCACCGGCCTCGAGCCTTTTTATCTCAGCCTCACATTTCGCCCAGCGCTTTTGCAGCTCCCCTGTGTTAAGTGATATAGGGATAGAGTAGACAAGTTGGTGGGTCTCTTCGTCCCTAACTTCGAGGCAAAAACTTTCCTCGTTATTAACCACATAGTACATATTTACCCTCCTCTAATTTCAGCGCCCTCGGCCTCGACTTGGTCGTGGAGCCACGCCGCCACAGCCTCACGAATAGCAGCGTTACGGCTGAGGGTTGGGGTCAAGCACGTCATAAAGCCCCCGTCGCACCCGCACAAGGCGGCCATCCTTGACGGCTTCACTGGCCCACTGCGCCGCTTTACTGTTGTCACCGTCGTAGAGGGCCGTGGCTAGCTCGGAGACTGTCGCGGGCCATTTGGCGACGCGCGTCAGGTGGTCGTTTATCCGGCGGTGGTGCTGCTCGAGGCCGTATTCACGCTTGGCGTAACCCGCCAGCGTGCGGTGGTTCCAACCGTGCTCCCGGGCGAGACTGCTGTAAGTCTCGCCATTTGAGAGCTGCCGCAGTAACCAGTTTCTGGAGAGGTAAAGCGGCAGGCCGCGCTGCCTGAGTTCGGCTTCGGTCCAGACCTTACCCTCAGCCTTAGCGCGCCGGACGATGACCCGGAGGGCATGGCCGGTTGGCGCAGGCGATGAGCGGGCGCGCAGATCGCCTGCCAGTGCAGTTGTTAAGAGTTCTTCGATGAGGGCACTCCGACTCTTATTATTACCACGCTCCCTGTCCAAGCGCTCGACCATATCCGTCGTCAAAAACAGCCCCACGGAGCGATAGTTATCGTGAAGACGACGGTTAACGGGGAGGTCGCTAGCCATCAAACCCGTCACGTCAAATTTTCGCAACCGTGAGGCGTTTTGCACGACCGACGTTTTGCTGATGCCTAATTCGCGGGCTACCGCATCGGCGTTACCACCAAGGCGCTTATAAGCCTCGACAAAAACGGCGCGCTTATTGTTCTTTCGGCCCACGCTCGAGCCTCTCAGCCAGCGCGTACAGCTCAGCCAGTTCTAAAGCCCGGACGCGGTCGGCTAGCTCGGACTCACCGGCATCAGCGACACTCATCCACAGATTTGGGATGCTGGTGGCGTCGTAGACGATGCCGTGGAGGGCCGTGCGGAGGGCGGTCCAGTCGGACTCGCTAAAGTCCAGACGCGGCGCGGCGCGGTCTATGAGATCGTAATAACGGTTGAGAGAGCGTTCTATTTCGGCGCTGCGACCATGTTTGGGGGCTTCGCGCTCTTTGATACGAGCCTCGAGCCGGTCGGACAGGTTGATCTGATAGCGTCCGAAGCCGTCCTTGCGGCGACGAGCCTCATTTGCTGCGGCAGTGCGTGATACCATTGTCTCCTCCTAGAGAGACACGCTCGACCCGATCTCTACTTCGGGGCCGAGCGTGGTTTTTAGCTAGAGGTCGCCGTAAAGAGCTTTTTCAACTTTGTACGAACGGATGACGCGGCGGTAAGCAGGGGTGCCGGGGTCGTAGCTGTAGCTGTTGATGTCGTTGTCGACCTCGGAGCGAAAGGTGGTGGCCTCGGCGCGGGTGTCAAATGCTTTGACGTCAAGCTCGTTGGCGAATCCGCGGGGGCTATACACAACGTAGTATTTCATTTCGGTCTCCTAGAGGCTCAGCGTTTTGGTTAGGGTCTCTACTCCCTCGCTGATAAAACAATAATACACCCTATTGCCGCCATTGTCAATAGGGTGTATGAATGTGAGCTATTCACACTCCGAGCGGGTCGTTTTCAACCATCCCAACCGCGCTTACCTCACTCGCAAGCAGACAAAAAGCGTGCCACGTCGGCTTGGTGCCCGGCTTGTAATACCGGTGGGCGTGGTCGTGGATAAGACTCCACAGCTCTTTAGAGACAGCCTCCGTGACACGCTCTATAAGCTCTGGAGAAGCGTCCGGTACGTCGCGGGCGATGGTCGCGGCCAAGGTGGTCACGCTGCCTCCTCAAAACTAAGCCAGCCCGCCTCTACGCCGAAGCGTATCACTGGCGGCAGGTTGCATAAACAAGCATCCGTGACGGGATCTGGACGGGTAAGACAGCGGCTACAAACTTCAATTTCGGCTAGCCCGCCACAGTCTTCGCACTCTGCGTAATGCTCGAACGGCGTGCCCCCGCTCTGGAGTACCGCGCCCTCCTCACACGAGGGGCACGGTATCAAGAGCAGGTCGGGAAGGGCGGGGGTGGAGACGGGGAGAGGGAGCATCACGCAAGAAGCTCGGCAGCGCTGTATTCGGGGGCTGTGGTGCGGCGATCTACAGTGCGGTAGAGCGTCCAGCCCGCGTCGATATTGGCGAAAAGCGCGTCAACGTTGTAAGAGCGAACGTTTTTACTACCGTCTTTACGGCTGAACACTTCGGCCTCTAGAGTTGAGCCGCTAGCATTGCAGTTGCCGGTCAGGACGATGACGCTCTGCTTGTTGACGATGATGTCGTTTTGCTTGAGGGCGTCGGGGGCGGTTAAGCCGACCAGGGGGAGAATGGAGGTAGCAAACATCACGCTACCGCCGCCAGCTTGCTATCCCAGCGCAGGTAGGTTGCAACCTCTACAAAGGCGGTACGGGTGAGTGCCTGCCCAGCCGGAGCCATGACGTGTAGTGCTCCCCGGTTGTATTCGCTAACCATGCGCTCGAGGTCTGTGCCGGTGAGCCTACGGGCTATGCCAGCCCATGCGGGCTTACGGTTAGAGGTGATGCGGGTCTTGCGGGTAATTGCGGTATTCTGCATTTGGAGCCTCCGGGCTCTGAATTGTTAAGGGCGCTTCTCTTCGCGGGGTCGGCGTCCTTAACTGCTGTTATCATACCTGATAACTTTGCTACTTGTCAAGCGGTGATAAGTAGCGCATACTGTAAGAGTGACTGACAAAATACGCGCACAACTAGAACGGGCGATGACTGAACAGGGTAAAAGACGCGTAGACCTGTCTCGAGCTACCGGTATAGCCCAGCCAAACATCACACGTATGTTGAGTGGCAGGAGCGGTGAGGTTCCTGGAGCTTGGGCAAAAGTCTTCGACACGCTCGGCTTCGAGCTGTGCCTCTGCCCTAACCCCACCGATGAGCCGGAGGCCGACAAATGACCCGCCACGTAACGGTACGGGCTGAGGTGGTTCCGAGGTTCATCCGTGAACAAAGCGACATACCAAGCGAGTTCAAGCGCGTCCGTCTGCCCGTTATTCAAGATGGGGCGCGCATCGGATTAACAAAGCACGCCCGTTTGCGCTTTTGGCAGCGGATTCGTCAAAACGTCACCGACCAGGAGATCATCCAGGAGGCCGCGTATGCCCTCCGCTCTGGCGACCCACGTTTCCGCTTCCGCGCCCACATTTTCGACAACCCGCACCGCCCGACGGTTATTAAACTCATTACTGTGCTTAGAGGCGATATGTGGTTACGGCCATTTTTCGTGGATTGTCAGTGGGAGCGCGACGAAAAATGGCATCGACACCTCGAGCTAACCGTCACGGTGCGGGCGCTGGAGGTGGTGAGATGAGCGATATTTTCAAAGACATAAAAAAGGGCGATAAGGTCGGCTTTCGTCTCGGCTTCAAGCGCGACATTTTCCGAATTGACGAAGTTACCCACACGACACCCAAGTGTTTCGACGTGGGTAGCCGCCGGTTCTCTAGGGCCGATGGTTACGAAAAGGGTGGAGGGCGGTTCGCCAGCTATACCGCCCTGAAGGTCACACCTGAGTTTTTAGCAGAGAAGGCTAAAGCTGAAGTTGAGGAATACCGCAAAAATCTAGCCCACACCCTCGAGGGCAAACTCATCAAACTACCGTTAGCAGCCCTTGAGTCTATCGCCGGTATTGTTAATTCTCAACCCGCCGAGCCGAGGGAGAAATGATGAGTAAAAGCTTTTCTGAGACCTTCGTGTCCTACGCTCGTGGGGAGATAACTAAGTGCGAAATGGACGCCGCCATAGAGCGCCTGAACGCCGACATCCTCAAGTCTTACCCGAAGGTGCCGGTCAAGTTTTCGGCAGAAGGTACGCCGTATGTAGACAGCTCAGTATCAGCGATCAGCCCGCGTCGTCTTTTGGCACTGATCCGGGTGCAAATGTCGCGGCGGGAACGGGTTAAAGAATGAGATTGATTGACGGCGTCCAGGGAAGATAAGATGTCACTTAAAGATATTCGAGCGCTCAGAAATAGAGCACGCCACGTCAAGGAAAGTATAGTCCAACCCCCCCCCATGCCTACCACTGGAGACTTCTTGGAATGGCAAAAACGCGACTACTGGTATCAACTCGGCAAGGAGGAGGCCTACGCCGAAGTCCTGTTGCTACTCGATGAAGACGACGAAAACTTGCGGCGATGGTTGAGGGAGCATTTCGGAACACGACAAAACCCGAACCGAACCCAGACAGGTGAGCACTAGCTTTAATTTGAGGCCACTTCGAGCGCGTATTCAGCCGTGATCAGCGCACCCGACTTTTTGCCCCCCTCGACGACCAAGACGCCCCTCGAGAGCCCGCTGATGATGCGGTTGCGACCCGGGAAATACTCCGCGCG